TTACATCCCGATCCCGTAGACCCGGGCGGAGGGGTACCCCCCTGGGGTAGGCCAGCAACCCCCGCGACGACGCACGCCACCCCCTGCCACCTGCGCAGACCCCGAGGCCGGCGCCTGCCCCCAGCAACCCAGCCTGTGCCCCCACTGCCTACCCGGTGCCCTGCCCCACCTGTGCCTATGCCCCACATACCCCCCACCTGCTGCCCTGCCCTGTGCCCAGGGTGCCCAGTGCCCCCGTGGTCACCTGCTGCCCAGTGCTGCCCCCTGTGCCCTGCCTGCCACCCCTGCCCTGTGCCCCTGTGTGGGGCACCCCGCCCCCTGCCCAGCTGCCCCCACGGTGCCCACATCTGCCCAGCTCAGCGGCCAATTCCTGGGTCGGGCTTGACATCGTACGTACGCATGGTGTTTACTGGTGTCACCGCAGCAGCCAGGCGGTACCGGAGCTAGGACAGTCCGGGTGATGTTTCAGAACTCCATAGTGGGACTGGAAGTGCGCTCTGACCAGCGCGTTCCGTACCGAGTCCGATCGGGTGACCATCCTTGTCCAGCATGGTTAACGCGGCGCATAGCGACTAGGGCAACACAAAGCGGCCCGATCGAATGACTTGACAATCGTACGGACAATGGTATGGTTAGGGCACAACTTCAGAGCGGAAATTCGGTGGTTATGCCAGTGATGTCCAGCGGGCGATTATTCCCATCCTTCGGGACAGTGGGTGGTCGGTTGGGTAGCAGAGCTGGGGGAGTTGACAACATCGAATTTCGCAAGTCCCACGGACTTGACAACGTACCTCGTACGATGTAAAGTCGGAGACAACAACTTCAAAGCTTCACGGCACTGGCCCCCGGTAACAGGGATGTCGCAACCTAGCAATAGGTGTGGTGTCGGGACACGAGAGATGGCGCTCGAAATAGCGTTCGTCCAACTCAATAGGCAAGATCTGGATAGGCGTCATTGCCCAGGACTCCAGTGCAAAGCGGCGAGAGCCGTGGCCGATGAGACATAGCAGGTATCGACGTGGTGCGCGGGATAAGACCCCGCGTGACTATGGGCGGCGCGACGAGCGGGGTTGACAGCCCCCGCATTGACCTCACGGCACGCAAGTGTTGACAGGGCGACTCGTGGCCGCGTTCATGCCCCGAACGGGTGAACTGTAGGTGTGAGCTACAGGTGACCGGGCAAGGCATGGAACTACGGGAGAGAGCTTTACCGATACGGGTGGACATCCTAGGAGCCCGTCGATACGACATGCAGCCATGACATAGGCGTGGTTTGTGAGGGACTGGTGCCCCACGACCAAGCTACGCCAACACGGGCAGGCGCTGGAGCGATGGAATGATCGCGGCGCGTAATCAGGGGTTCGATTCCCTTGCTGCCCACGCTTTTGCACGCATACTTGACTACGTACGAAGGGAACCGCTATGAGCACGTCAGCCCGACTGAAGATGTCGCTTGCCCGAATCATGGTGGCAGGCACTGCGATTGCAACGATGACGTTCACGGGGCACGGCGTACCGGACACCGATTCGACCCGCATCAAGGGTGATGACAACGGCGACGGGTACGTGATGGAAGACGAGAGCGGATGGGACTGCGCCACGATGGGCAACCTGATCTGCGGACCGAAGGCATAGCCGGAGTTTCCCAAGCTCCCCCGAGCTTTCGACTTGGGGGAGGGAAGGGAGAACAGAGTGAGCGCCTACGAGGTAGTCACCCTGTTTCTCGCGCTACCAGGCGCTGTCTGGGCAACCCTTGAGTTGCTCAAGCGACTGAAGTAGCAGCGAGAGCCGATCTCGGTTGTTAGCGCAGCCGGGGTCGGTCTCCTTTCCCGATCTTAGACATCACCGCATAGGCGGTCAATCACTGGAAGGCATCAGGCATGAGCAAGCAGCAGCAGGTTTACATCGACGGCAAGGTCTACGTCTGCCGGGGCAACAACATCGTTCGTGTTCGCTGAGACTTGACTACGTACGGAGCGTAAGACATGGTTCAACTGACGGTTCGGGCTTGGGGAGAGACCAAGGTGACCGAGCACAAGGACTGGCCGACAGCTCATCACGCGCTGGTGGTGTCCACCGACATCTACAAGAAGACGTTCGACCTGGAGCCCGTCAAAGGCACCATCTCCGGCTCTATCGGGAACGACGGCAGCGTTGGGCGCTTCTACCTGAAGGAGGTCGAGGCATGAGGCACGTACTGAGCTTCGAGCATGACGGAACCGGCGAAGGTGCCTGGCAGTACCAAGTAATGGCTCTGGATGCCGTTGGCAAGGTACAGCTTTGGTTCCAGGCTCGGTTCATCGGTGAGCCTCCTGGAGACTGGGCCATCGGCCACTCCAAGGAGATTCCGGCCGACCTGTCCGCTGAGTCTGCGGCTGACATCATGCGGGACTTCATCACCGGAGCGATCGACCACTACGAGTACAACGCTCTCTTGCCCTGGTGAACCTAGACATCATGCTCGCCATGCGAAAGGCACGGCGGCACAAGCACTCTGCGTGGAAGGCATCGAACCATGAGCAAGCGGTTCATCGTCAAGCAACTGTGGGGACACAGCTACCGCAACACCGGCAACATGAACTGGACCCACGCTGAGACCAAGGATCTCGCTGAGTCCACTGTGCGCCAGTACATCCGAGAATTGAAGGGCTATGCCTCGGGGTTCGCCGACTACGTCAGCGACAACAAATTCGAGGGTTGCACCAAGCCCGACTGCGACAAGACATCACACCAGCCGATTCGAGTCATCACCGCTCACCACTTCGTGAACGGGTTCGAGAACATCCGCGAGCTTCGCATCACCCCCAAACCGGAGGTATAGACATGACCGCAACACTGGCAGCTCCCGTCGAAGGCACCGCAACGCAGAACGCACTGCTGGAGATGTGGACCGAGAACACCGGCCGGCACTTGCTGGACTCGGGTGGTGCGTACGGTAGGCGCTGGGAGCGCAACCAAGGCTTGACCGTGGCCGACATGATGGCAACGCCACAGGTCACGATGGATCTCACGTTCGGAGAGTTGCTGATCTACGTCTCCGCGTGGCACTGGCTGGAAGACATGCTGGAGTTCGACCCGTACATGCAGCGAGTCTTCGAGCGGTACGCCAACCTGGAAGGCTTGAAGGATGAGCCGTGGCTGGAGTGTGCCGAACGGTTCGCCCAGGCCGCGCACGACTCCTCGTGGTCGAGTGATGAGGTCCGGTCGTACAACACCTACAACGGTGAGTCCTGGCTGAATGAGACGCTCCAGTACGTCACGTTCACCGACCGCCGAGGCATCGCGTACGTGGCCATGCAGTACCACGGTGGCTGTGATGTGAGGGGTGGCTACACCAAGCCTCGGATCTTCCAGATCAACGACAGCGAAGGTCACTACGCCCTGTACGACGAGGGTCACGTGAGCCTCCATTGCACCGAGCACCACGGGCAGGATCTCGGCGAAGGCTTGTGGGGTCCGGTTCGGGACACTGTCCACGCCTGGGACAGCAGCAGCTCAGGCATCGAATGGTGCACCTACGGGGGTTCGTTCGACAACCCAGAGTTCGAGGTCATCGAACCTGAAGAGGGTGACAACTACGTCGCCTGCCCCACCTGCAAGGCTCCGATGGAGATCTCAGTCTTCTTCGGCCACTGACCTTTTCATCTCCTGAAACTAGACATCGTACGAAAGGCATTGCTATGGCTCGGATCTACGTCGCAGACTTGGCGGCATACAACGCTGGTGTTCTCCACGGTGAGTGGATCGACTTGAACGGCCGGGACTCCGAAGAGGTCTGGGCAGAAGTCAAGGCGATGCTGGCCGAGGGCCAGAAGCTCTACGTGTCCAAGACCCTCGGGGTTCACGAGGAGTGGGCCATCCACGACTACGAAGGCTTCGGCAGTCTCCGCATCGGGGAGTACGAAGACATCGACCAGCTGATCGACCTTGCTGACGCCCTGGAGAAGCACGGCGAGCCCTTCGAGGCGTGGCTCTCCGAGATCATCGGAGACATCGGCTACTTCGCCAGTGTGTCGGACGCCGAGGATCAGTTCGAGGATCGGTTCATCGGAGCGGTGACGAAAGAGGACTACGCCTACGACTACGCCGAGGACGTGCTCGGTCTGACAGGTGTGGCTCTCGACTACTTCGACTACGAGAAGTTCGCTCGTGACCTGGAGATGTCCGGGGACATCTCGGAGTGCTACTACAACGGCACCGACTACCTGTTCCGCAGCTGGTAACTCGAAAGGCATAGGCATGTACGAAGTTTGGGCGAGAGACATCATCGGCAACGACTGCTACATCACCGGCGACCTGGACTACGGACAGGCATCGCGTATCGCAGACAACATCACCATGCTCTCGCCTGATGTCCGGGCCTGGATTGAGGAGATCTGACATGCACTACTCGTGGCAAGACATCATGGACAAGTCACGCGATCTCGGAGAGGGTTGGCGCAGAACGGATCTCGTTCTCGGGGAGGGAGACACCGCTCACTCGGCACTCTCCACCAAGTGGGACTTCCAAGGCCCTGGAGAGGTCACGTACATGATCCACGCTTCGGGCTGGACGGTTCACCCGTCCGCCACGCTCTCGCGGGCTTACATCACGTGAGGTACCGCGCACGGTGCTGTGATTGCACCTGGAAGCACAAGAGCGTTGACGAGACCAGCCGCAACATCGCGGTCCACTTCCACAGGCACACAACGGATCACAAGGTCAAGACATGACAGTTACTAAGACACCGAAGAAGCGGGTGGTTCACCTTGAGGCGGCGAACATCCCTCCCCGTAGAGCCATGACCCCGTACACCAACCAACGGCCAGCTACCAACTTGAGGAGGCCCAAGTGACCACTCTCATCGAACCGATCATCATCCGAGAGGGTTCGTCGCTTCGGACCCAGTCCGAGCTGGATCTCATGTTCGTCCAGGATGTCCACGACCTGGCGCAGCTGGTGCCCAACGAGAGCGTCCGAGAGCAGGCCGAGGATCTCCTCAACGACGCTCGGGCCGCGTTCTACGAACTCGACCTCTTGATCCACAACGAACTGGAAGACATCGCCTACGAGGCAGAGGGATTGCTGTCTGACATCGGTTACACAGTCGATTGGACCGATGGCTACGTGATCCGCGACTCCTATCTGGAGGATTGACATGGCCATTCGAGTCCTGAAGAGGTACGACGTGGACAAGCTGACAGCTCTCAAAGAGATCTACGACCATCTCCGCGATGTGCGGGCTGACCGCCAGCTCTTCGTGGATGACTGGTACTCCAAGGAACACGAGTACAGCGAGTGGGAAGAGTACGACGACGAGATCAACGAGTGGAACGCGGAGCTGATGAATGCAGGCATCGCTCTGGCTGGCGCTCTCGCTGAAGCGATGGGCTGGGACCAGTGAACGTCAAGCTCGCCGCCGAGCTGGCCGACATCCTGCCAACCATCAAGGAGTCTTGGACCTTCTCGTCAAAGCCTGGGTGGTACCTGTCCACGTCCGACGAAGCGGACGCCTGGCCGATGTTCTGGGATGGACAGGGATGGCACGACCCTGTAGGAGACATCGAGCAGCACATCACCGAACTGCTGATACCTCATCTTGAGGACATGTTCAAGCAAGGGTTCATCGCGGGATTCACCACGGCACAAGGAGATTCGAGTGAGTAAGACCATCGTCATCCACGATGAGGTTCACAAGGTCGTCCCGATGGACGACGCCGACTTCTTTGAGCAGGCATGGGGCGACGGCTACCTGGCCTCGGACATAGCGGAGAAGCTCACGTGCATCGAGGTCGAAGCCTTGGCCGGAATGCTTCGGGCTCTGGGTGAGGACAAGAGCGCCGAGACGTGGATCAACTACCACGCAGAAGGCGACGACTGTGGGGACTCGCACTGCCTGTGCGACGAGTGCAACGAGCGTACGGAGGCTTGACAAATGATCTGGGTTTTGGACTCTAAAGCTTTGGGTGAGCGTGAAGGTTTTGACCTCCGAGTCGAGGTCACTTATGACGAAGACGGCAGGCCGGCCGACTATGACTGCTACGACGAGGCAACCGTCCAGGCATGGGAGAAGGGTGAGTGGGAGTTCACCCTCTTGCGGGTAGTAGCCAGCAAACGAGGGCACGAACTCGGATCTGCGTACCTCGGAGGCGTGGAGCGCGGGTGGTTCCCGCGTGAGGACCATGCTGATCTGTGGGTCGATCCTCTGAGTGATGAGTGCATCGCTGACTACACCGACGACATGATCGAAGAAGCCTTGCAGCTGGCAAAGGCTGAGCTGGCTGCTCTGGTCGCCTAGTACACGAGCGACACGCCGAGCGTTACCAAACCTACACATTCCCAGGATTGACACAGGTAGACCACAATTGAATAAGCTTCACGTTCGAGAGGCTCCGAGAATCGGAGCCCATCCGTATTGGGCACCCATCAGAAAGGTGGGTGTCGATTTTTGAGGGGCACACTTGACAATGCACGAAACAGGCCATAATGTCCGGCCACTCACCAACTCCAAACAACGGAGGAGACATGACAAGCAGCGACACCCCGAAGTTGTCGCTTTCCATCGTCGAGGACTTGAAGGCTAAAGGGTTCACTCAGACGGAGATAGCTGAGATGTATGGCGTTACGCGCCAGTATGTTTCGTGGATCAAGAAGACCTACGGCGGCCGTCTGACCCCGAAAGAGATGGTAATGGAGCACTTTCCGTGGAAGGTGCCGTCCGTCTTGAGCCACGCATCTCCATACCGCCGACTGCGAGACCACGGCGAGTACATCGCCACTGGCGGCGTTGGCATGACCGAAGACCAACTCAAGAGACTCCGTTCCTTCTACCGAAAGCTCAAGGAAGAGAACGTAGTTATCGAATTCGACCCAAGCCTTCCCCCGCAAAAAGGTGTGAGCACAAAGGGAGGCTGGGCCTTCCGGCCGAAGACGCCGGAGGACGAAGACCTCATCATTCGTGTCAATGATCACACCAACTTGACCGAGGAGGGAAGGATGATCTGGCGCTTGCCACCCGTCGAACCGTAGAACCGAAAGGCACCAAAAGAGCTGTGAGCGTTATTGATCTGACTGACATCTCTTTGGAGATCGCCAAGCCCACCCTCCTCTTCGCACACATCCGAGAGCGGCGTTGGCTCTGCGTCTACCGAAGCGTTGTCGTCAAAGACACCGACGATTCATACAGACCCGTCCTCGAACTCGCAGAGGGGCTCAAACCTGTACTCCGAGAAGAAGTGGTTGACCCCGACATGATGTTCGGAAGGGCAGAGGTTCTGAAGTATGACTTGGGAGGTACCGATCAACTAGAGGAGTGATGTGTCTGAACAGAAGAAGATTCACAGGAGTGTTTCACAGCTAAACCAGTACGAACGATGCCCTATGGCGTACAAGCTCTCACGGATTGACAAGGTATGGCAGCGGCCTGCGGCCTGGCTGCCCCAGGGAACGGCGTTCCACACGACCGTGGAGTTAGCGGCCAAGGATCTCGAAATGAGCCTGGAGAAGGCCCAGGAGATCTTTTCCGCCGAGTACGACAAAGACATCGGCGCGTTGACTAGCGAGACGCCCAACGTCCAGTTCTGGAGCCGGTCGGGTCCGTATGCCGGCCGAGCGGACATCGAGCGCAGGTATGCACTCGGGCTAGAGCAGGTGGAGCGATGGTTCGACTGGCACAACGAGCACCCGGAGGAGGAGTTCTGGAAGGCTCCAGACGGAACACCCGGCATAGAGCTGGGGTTCGACATCGACTTGGATGGCGTTCCTGTCAGGGGGTTCATCGACGCGATCAAGGTGATCGACGGTGAACTTGTGGTGGAGGACTACAAGACAGGGAACACACCAGGCGATGACTTCCAGCTCGGGGTCTACTCGGTTGCCGTAGAGATGATGTACGGCGTTGAGCGACCGCAGACCGGCAGGTACTGGATGGCCGGGAAGAAGGGCGGGAAGGGCAAGCCGACCAAACCGTACGACCTCTCGGAGTGGACCCGAGAAGCTGTGACTGAGAAGTTCCACGAGTTGGACCAGAACATCCGGGCTGAGAAGTTCGAGGCAGACCCGGAGCCATCCAAGTGTCAGTTCTGCGACGTTTCGGCGTCGTGTTCTTTTGCTATGGGCTGATACTTGACTACGTACGAAACGGAGGCGCTTGAGCAACCGAGGCGAGCACTTGGTCACGATGACCAAGCAGGGTGCGGCCATCTTCAAGGATTGGCTGGGCTACACACGCCCGGACGCCGAGTACTGGTTCGTGGAGATGGGACGGCTGGACCACCTGAATGGTTCGGCCTCCTATCCATTTCCGAGCGAGTTCGCTGCCTTCCGGTTCGCGGCAGCCGAGAAGTGCCGACACCCACACAGAGATTTGACCGTCGTAGACCCGGACGGCACCAAGACAGAGATCACCCCGCTCGAACTAGGAGACATCACCGATGACGACGAAGACGCCTGACGACCTCAACCCGAACGATCCTTTGCTGAAGGCAGACGACGCGCCGCACGAGACGGCTGCGGTTATGCGAATGCACCGGGCCGGATTCACGCCTACCGAGACTCGGCGCACGCTGAAGTACTCCGGCATCGGCACCAGGCTTCAACGGGAGCTGGAGCAGGCCATCGAGTCGGAGTCAGTGGCGCACCGCGCAGGCCGAGAGATCCACGACGACGGTCTCACGATCAAGCAGGCACGCGAGTATCTCGCCGAGGTCGAGAAGTGATCTGGTACCTGCTCGCGATCATCGCTCACATCTACGGAAGGCACTGATGCACGCAAAAGACTTGAGCGGCAACCACATCGGCCAGCAGGTCGAGTTCTTCTGGCACTTCCCACACTCTCTGGTTCTCGCCAATGTGATGGGGGAGCTGAGAGAGGTCCACCACGACGGCGGAGACCGGGTCACGCTCTGGCTGACGGCAGCTGAGAGCGGCGACAAGACCGAGTTTGTAGTGGGAGAACACATCCAAGTGGTCGTTGAGGAGGAGCGCAAGTGAAGTACCTCGTGACCAAGACGGTCACCAGCACTCAGGTAGTGGAAGACGAGGACGGGGCGGGATGGGCGCTGAACGAGGCTCTCTCGTATGGAGGCGACTACCGGTGGAGTGACGACAAGGTCGCATACACCGTTGAGGAGGTATGACATGTACACCCCCAGGCAGTCCCTATACATCAAGGGTTCGGCCGGCGATCCACTGCCCACTGTGTGGGAATCACTGGCAGAGAAGGGAACTCAATTCCTCCGTGGCCAGCTCGCGCTGTGCTGCGCGGCACCTGGCATCGGCAAGTCCGCGTTCACGCTGACGTACGCCATGCTGGCGAAGGTACCGACTCTGTACTTCTCAGCTGACTCCGACGCCTTCACGCAGATCTCCCGGTCCATCTCGGTCCTCACCGGATGGCCGATGGACAAGGCCAAGCGCCAGGTCCGGGACGGGGAGCTGGACGTTGAAGCGGAGATCTTGCTGGATGAGATTCCGATCATGTTTAAGTACGAGGCATCCCCGACTCTGACTCAGATCGAGGAACCGCTGGAAGCGTTCGTTCAGAAGTACGGCGATTACCCGGCGCTAGTCGTGATCGACAACATCACCAACATCCGCCTGGACGGCGGCGACGATGACCCGTTCTCCGGCCTTGAAGGCTTGATGGACTACCTTCATGACATGGCCCGCAAGACGGGCTCGTGTGTCGTCGGGCTGCATCACGTGACCGGCGAGTACAACAACGGTGACAAGCCAATCCCGTTGTCGGGCATCAAAGGTCAGATCGGCCGCGTTCCTGAGATGGTGCTCACTTTGCACCGTATCGGCAACGAGTTCGGTCCTGACGAGTTCAACGTGTCCACGGTGAAGAACCGTGGAGGCAAGGCAGATCCATCTGGAATGGATTTCGTCACACTGGATTTCACCGGAGACACGATGCAGATCGTAGACCCCGTGTGAGTGAAGAAGAACTGGCCGCAGAGATGGCCGAATTAGTCTACAAGAGAACACAACTCGTGTACTCAGATGCCGAAGATCTCGCATGGGATCTGCTCAACCTCATCGAAGGAGAAGAATGAAGAAGATCATCGCCGCCACTATCGCCGCCGCCAGCCTGGCGTTGGGACTGTCAGCATGTGGTGTCAACGACGCCGACGTGGCATCGGAGAACCTGTCGAAGGCAGCGGACAACTTCGAGATTCCGCGCCGGATCGTGTTCTTCAACGGCATCACGGACAAGTACCTCCTGGAGATCCAGGGTCGGTGCGCGATCACCGCAGACACCGCTTCGCAGAAGCTCGACGTGACGTGCAAGCAGAACGGCCAGTTCAAGAAGCACTTCCTCGGCCTGTCCGACAACGTCTCCTACTTCGTGGAGCAGATCGAAGGGGCCAACGTCTCCGACGACTTCTACCGCGTCACCTTCAAGCCTTCGGTCGTCGTCCCGGACATCGACATCCGCTGACGACCTGTCCCTGCCCTGAAACTTGACTACGTACGACCACTACCCGCAGAGAGTGATGATGAACGAGATCAAACCCCCTGACTCGCTGGACTTCCAGGGCTCGTACATGAGCCCGGTCCACGACGAGGACCACCTGTACGAGATGGCCTGCCGGTTCCTTGCCGGGGTCGAGTTCGACACCCTGGTCGGCACCGGCCTGTCGGGGACCATCGCGGTCATCAAGCTCGCGAAGATGCTGGACAAGCGGTATCTGCTGGTCCGCAAGCCCAACGACGGCTCGCACTCATCGCAGCCGGCCGAAGGCTCGCTGGGCAGGCGCTGGGTGTTCGTGGACGACTTGATCTCGTCCGGTCGTACGTTCGCTCGGGTGTGGAACAAGATCCAGTCCTGGGGGTTCGATACCGAGTTCGTCGGGGTGTTCCTCTACGGCACCGATGGCGGGTTCGACCCGGCCAAGTGGGTCGCCCCGATGGATCTGAGCGCGGGGTGGATGAGCGCCGAGTTCGAGAAGGTCGTCATGCAGATCCAGGGCCGTGACAAAGAGGTCGAGAGGATCGACATGCTGGAGGATTGGCTTGTCAAGCCCGTTGCCCCGCAGAAGAATCCGATCCTGCCGATTCCGATGTCCGCTGACAAGGCAGATCCGTACGCGGACCTCTACTACCCGGCTGGGAAGCGGCCTCCAATTCTGGAGCCTTCGTTCACGTTCACAGACCGCCTGAAGGAGCTTCTCACGCGGTAATACTTGACTACGTACGGACTTTCGATGAGACGGATTCTGATCACGGGCAGCCGAGACTGGGTTGCCCGAACAACTGTCTGGGCGGCTCTCAACGCTGAGCTGCTCCGGTCGCCGGAGGGCATCATCATCGTCCACGGCGGCGCTCGTGGCGCAGACGACATCGCAGACCGATGGGCCTGGGGTATGCGCCAGTACGGATGTCCCGTCGAGATCGAGATGTACCCCGCTGACTGGGAGCAGTTCGGCAAGCGGGCCGGGACTCTACGCAACCAGGTGATGGTCGACCTCGGAGCGGACATCTGCCACGCCTTCCCCCTAGCGCAGAGCATCGGCACGCGGCACTGCATGTCGATAGCGCAGGCCGCAGGCATCCCAGTACTCAACCACGGCGACTAGGTCGCTTTCCTCAAATAGGAGCTATACCAATGCAAATCGGACTCTCAACCCTTCTCTTCATCGTCTTCCTGATCCTCAAGCTGACCGGCGTCGTCGCCTGGTCGTGGCTGTGGGTGACGGCACCGCTGTGGATTGGAGCGATCCTCTTCGTCCTGTCGGTGATCCTGCTCGTGGTTCTGGAGGACTCATGAGCGTCCAGGCAACCAGCGTCGAGTCGTACCGCGCATCGCTCCCGGAGCTTCCGAGCCGGGAGGCAGAGGTCCACGACGCACTCCAGACCATCGGGCCGATGTGCAACCGGGAGATCTCCGACCTACTGGGCCGGCCGATCAACGTGATCACGCCAGCGGTGTTCTCGCTGCGCGAGCGCGGCCTGGTCCGTGAGTCTCACCGGGGCATCTTCGAGCCCACCAACCGGAAGGTCATCTATTGGAAGGCGTGATGCTCGTCGGCCTGGTGGCCGCAATCGCATTCGGCGGGGTCGCAGTGACCTTCGCCGTTCTTCTCATCCTGGGCGAGCTGATCTGGAGGGCCGTGAATGGAGACGAATGAGCAGCTGCTGGAGGACTTCGCGGTCTTCCTGATGCACACGGGCCGGATGTGGCCGAACACCGCTGACGAGTCCTTCCGGGACATCCTCGCTGAGTACTGGGAGACCTTCCAGTGAAGTGGGGAGTCCGCTACCCGATCAGCGGAGTTCACGAGTGTCCGTTCGGGAAGAAGCAAGCGGAGATGATCTGGTTCCTCGCCATTCGCTACGGAGTCAGAGACCCGGAGGTCGTCGTAGACCACGGAGATGGAATCTGGAGAGGATTTTTGAAGTGAAGAAACTCGTAGTGGCACTGGCGATTACAGCTGCTGCGTTGACGGCGTGTTCCAAGGCGTCGACGGAAGAGGCCAGGTTCGGCGTCGAGTACATCGACGGTACCCGGTGCATTATCTATGCGCCGTACGACGGCTCCGGCGACGGAATTCAGATGGAGTGTGACTTCTGATGAAGCTGTCATTCAACGTGATCGGCCTCGGAGAGGTAGCCAACATCATCCTCGACATCGGGGACGACGAGGAGACTCTGCATGAGGCTCCGGTAGTCGGCAAGCTGAAAGACCTTGCGTCCAAGGGCGTCAAGCTCGTCTCGCGCATCTGGGTAGGGGGCATGACCTCGTGAACAAGCACACCGAAGAAGCTCAACACGAGCGGTTCATGGCCTGGAAGTCGGACTACATCGTCGGCTACGACCCAGGCACGAAGTTGTTTGTGCGACACGGGCATCCGCTAGGGATGGAGGTCGCCATCAAGTGAGATCTGTCAGGTTCGACAAGCTCATCGGACCGTACCGCGTTGAATACGACGGTACGTACATGCAGATCACCGGCACCCCAGATACTGCCGTGATGACCTCTCAGTCGATGCAATACGACCCGGATTACCCGGTGAAGGTGCGCCTCGGGGAGCGTGACTATGGCGACAGTTGAGTGCAAGGACTGCATCGCCGAAGGCATCACCAACGTCCGCAAGCCCGCACTCACTCGCACTGGAAAGCCGGTACCCGGCAAGAGATGTGTGACCCATCACCGGGCACGCAGGCAGACCACCAGAGACTCTGCGTGGGAGCGCAGGCTCATGGACACCTACGGCATCACAGCCGAGGAGTACTGGGCCATCTACGAGTTCCAGCTCGCGGCGAACAAGAAGCGTGGACTCACGGGTGCGTGCTACATCTGTGGCAGGGCCACAGGGAAGGGGCGGAAGAAGCTCTCAGTCGACCACTGCCACACCACGGGATTCGTCCGGGGCCTTCTGTGCGGCCCGTGCAACCGGGACGTTGTAGGCCATCTCAGGGACGATCCCACAGCGTTCACGCGAGGGTTCACCTACCTCACCCAGCCGCCAGCGTTCGACGTGATCGGAAAGCGGTTCGCACCGATCGAGTCAGCTAACGCTGCCTGAAAACTTGACTACGTACGAAAGGAACAACATGCCAGGACCGATGAGTGCCCCGAACGGCAACGCTCTGATCACCCGGAGCGCGGAGGCCCGGAAGAAGGCCGGCCGAACCGGCAAGACCGAGCTGGTCAACAAGCGCAAGGGGGTCAAGTGAGCGTCGAGGTCTACCAGGAGCCGATCGAGGCTGAACTGCCCGGTGTCACGTACTCGTCCAACAACTCGGGCGGGAGTTGGTGGCTGACCGACGATGACTGGTTCGAGCTGGAGCGCGCTGGCTGGGTCATCAACTGGTACCGGGACGACAGCCTGAACGGGGGCCGTGAACGGTTCCTCGGTGCGCTGGCGTCGTCGGCTTTCCTCCCGGACTCGACGGAGGACGAAGCGATTCAGTCGTTCGAGAACGCCACTGGCCTCTACACGGACGCCCAGGGTTGCGAGTGCTGCGGCCCGCCTCACTACTTCTACGAATCCTGGAGATGACGTGTACGACAGCTTCACGATGCCGTGTGGCTGCGTCATCGACTACGAACTAGGCGAACGTGCCGACTACGGCTACGACGAGTGGCACTACAGCCCGGAACTGTCGGAGGCGAGGATGAACGCACCGTGCGCCCAACACGGAGGGACGGATGACTGATGAGTCGTTAATCGTCAAGGTGATTCGTCGCTATTTCTCAGACTGGGAGGCCCCCAAGCCGACCAGAAGCAAGTGGACCTCCTGCCTGTGCCCCTTCCACGGCGATACGAACAAGTCAGCGTCAATCTCGTTTGAGCTCAACGCTTTCAACTGCTTCGTGTGCGGCGTGAAAGGGGATGCAATCAAAGTCATTCGACAACGAGAGGAGGTAACATTTGCAGAGGCCAAGCGAATCGCAGAAAGCCTTTCTGAAGGAAGCGACGGATCGGTACCGAGCCAGCCTGCCCGGAAGTCCAGCCGAAGAGTATTTGGCGACTCGGGGACTGGTAACACCAAATCCCAAGGCGCAGGCCGAAATCGACAGGTTCATGCTCGGGTACGTGGCCGAGCCACTCCCTGGTCATGAGATGTTCCGGGGCTGTATCAGCATCCCATACCTGCGCTGGCATCAAGAGCAGGGGTGGATGGTCGTCTCTATCCGCTTCCGGCGTCTGGACGACGCCAAGCCGAAGTACATGACCGTGGCCGGAGATCAGCCGTGGCTCTACAACACGCTGGCTCTGATCAGCCACAGCCCAAGGGTCGCCATCACCGAGGGTGAGATCGACTGCATCACAGCGCAAGTCTGCGGTATCCCCACTGTCGGGGTTCCCGGAGCGCAGATGTGGAAGCCGTACATGAAGGAGCTGTTCCTGGGATACCGGGACGTGTTCGTTCTCGCGGACGGCGATGAACCAGGAATGGACTTCGCCAACAAAGTTGCAGCGACCCTGCCCAACGCACGGGTCATTCCCAGTCCTCCAGGTGAGGACGTGAACTCGATGGTCTTGCAAGACGGGCCAGGTGCCCTGATGGACCGCATCAGTTGAGAGGAAATACATTGGATTACAACGAGATCCACGACTTCGTCTATGACGAGGATCTGGTCGAGGAGCTGAACCAGGTCGTAGACCTCGGTGAGGATCTGCTGGACTACGTCACCCAGGACGAGGTTCTGGAGGCTCTGGCCGGTGAGCCGGAGGATCTTCTGGAGATCGACATGACGGTCCACTTCGAGGACGGCGCTGCCGTTCGGATCGTGGTCCAGGCCAACGACAAGGAGCACGCGCTGGCCGCGCTGTACCGTGCCGGTGCCGACGACTACCTGAGCCAGCTCGCAGCGTCTCTGGACGGTGACGAATGAGCGTCAGGCAGCTCCGCAAGATCGGAGAAGTTGTCACCAAGGCCGACATCGAGATCGTGGAGGACACGTCCGACGAAGAGGTTCGTCTTCTACTCGGAGGCCGTGTGCTTGCCATAGCCACCGACGAATCCCTGGACGGAGACGGCAGGTGGAACGTCAACATCCAGGACGGCCAGTACCGGACCAACTCGTTCTACGTGATCGACCAAGACGAGGCCGTAGATGCCCTGGAGGACATCGGAGTCCTCTACCTGGCAGCCAAGAACGGAGAGCTGTGATGATCGTTGTCAAGACCCCATACGGGGAGAAGGCGTTAGACGCCACCGACTTTGACGAGGGCGACGGCCATTTGTACGTCTACAAAGATGGACGCAGAGTGGGACTGTTCGCCAGGGGAGAGTGGGAACGCGCACTGGTAGAGACCCCCGTATCCGAACCGGCGAAGACGCCTCGGGTGTGGCAGTCGATCCGCGACGTTCCCCAGGGCGTCGTTGTGTCGGATCAGGACGGGGATCACTTCCATTGGGAGGGTGAGGATCTCTACTTCGGCAAGACCTGCTGGGGCCTCATCGGATCATCCTTCGATGAAGACCTACGCCCGTTCACGGAAGTCCTGGTGGCCGAGTGACCGACATCATCAACGAACCCGACCACTACAAGTCGGGCGGCATGGAAGCGATCGACGTTCTGGAGGCGTTCTTCCCCGAGGACCCGCTCGGGTGGCAGGTCGGCAAGTACATCCTCCGGTACAAGAAGAAGAACGGCCTGGAGGATCTCCAGAAGGCCGAGGTCTACCTCAAGCGCCTGATCGCGAAGCTGGAGGGGCAGAACCCCGACACGGTCTCGATAATTACCAGCGAGCACCGATCCTCAAAGTGGATCGACAAGGACGGGTATGTCTTCGCCCACGAAGTCGGAAAGACATGGACTGCCAAGAAGGGCTCTTTCGTCCATCGGTACTCGGAGCCGTTCGGCGCTGATTACTGGCAGCTGATCAAGTTCGATGGCTAGCCGCCCCAGCGTCTACGTGAGCCGCATCGCGGATGCGTACGGGGGTGAGCACCCCAACCGAGTGCGCCCGTGCGTCACAACCGATCTCAGGGTGTTCTACCCGCCCAACAGGGAAGGCATCCTCACGGCGCTCACAGAGCTAGACAGCGCATACCACGAGGCCCGCGAGCAGTTGGCCGGCCTCATCGAAAGGAATACATGACGGAACGTATCGTCTTCATCTCCGATACCCAGATCCCGTACGACGACCGCAAGGCGTTGAAGGCGGTGGTCCGGTTCATCGGGGATTACCAACCCACCAGGGTCATCCAGATCGGTGACCTGATGGACTTCCCACAGCCCTCTCGCTGGAGCGCGGGGACCAAGGCCGAGTTCGAGGGCTCGATCTTCCAGGACTGCGAGCAGGCGAAGCGCCGGTTCCTGGAGCCTCTGCGGGATGTCTACGACGGCCCGGTGAGCGTCCACGAGGGCAACCACGACGAACGGGCTCGGGTGTACCTCCAGAAGAACTCCCCGGCTCTTGCGGAGACCGAGGCGTTCAACATCGAGAACCTGCTGGACTTCGACGGCTTCGGAATCGACCTGCTGCCTGAGTTCTACAAGGTGGCTCCGGGGTGGATCTCGACTCATGGCCATCGCGGCGGCATCGGCCTCTCGCGCATCGCGGGCAACACCGCGCTCAACGCGGCGAAGAAGATGCTCTCCTCGGTCGTCATGGGGCACACCCATCGCCTGGGCATCGGCTCGTACACGTACGGAGCAGGTGGCGAGTCTTCCAAGGTCGTGACCGGCATGGAAGTCGGCAACCTGATGAACATGAAGCTGGCCACCTACCTCAAGGGTGGAACGGCCAACTGGCAGCAAGGATTCGGCCTCATGACGGTTGAGGGCCAGCACGTGAAGGCCGAGACCATTCCGATCATCCGAGGCAAGTTCTCGGTCGACGGACGTACTTGGGAGGTCTGATACTTGACTACGTACGACGAACTGGAGCCCGTCATTCGACGGGCCTCCAAGTCGGTCGCATTCCAATGGCCCGGTGTGGTCGAAGAGGACGACATCTATCAGTCGATCTACCTGCGACTGGCTGAGAGTCGGGGGTCACTGAAGAAGATCTCCGAAATGGACTCCAAGGCGCAGTACCGCGCCATCGTTGGCATTGGTCATCAGCTGGCGAGCGAGGAGCGTACGGATTACGACTACTTCCGAGGCGCATACAACTACTCGGTGAAAGAGGTCAGAGACCTCTTGAATCAGATGATTCTGGTCGACCCGCCGCCGTCGTTCCGAGCCGAGTTGGTCGACATGACCGACTCATTGGAGAACCTGGGGGAGCACTACAGGGACGCGATCGTTTCCCGGTACGTACTAGGCGAGTCTTCGACATCCGACGCCCAGCAAAAAGCCACGGAACGAGCAGTTGACGCTCTCACGGACGAGATGAACAAGGTTGCCAAGCGTCGATTCGCGGAGCGAGACGACGGCCCTGGGACTCGAAGCCAGGTAAGTACCGAAGACCACTACGAGGCAAACGATTTCGACTTCGAGTCGTTCGCGTCTAACCAAGGGTTCGGGTGGGGTTGATGGACGACTACGAGGGATACGACACATCCAACGGGATGGACATGATCGAGCACATGGCCCAGTGGGGCCTGGAAGGGAAAGACGAGTAGTGGCATACGAAATCCTTTACAGCACCGAGCTTTCGGAAGAAGTTCGGCTGGCGTTCAAAGAGCTGAACGACTTGCTGGTGGAGAAGCTGCCCGCAGGCCGCGAGAAGGCGCTGGCACTCACCAACTTGGAGCAGGCGTGGCATTGGGCCGACGCCGTCGCTGCGGATGACGAGGAGTACTTCTGATGCACCACCTGCTGGACTCCACGTTCAACGGCATGGGCGGTTCTGAGCTATACCGCAGAGAGCTTGTGCCCGATGCATTTCCGCACCAGAAGCCGATGCTGATCGACAACTGGTCGGACGAAGACCGCGAGATGTACGTCGGAGGGGAGTACGTCAAGTGACCCAGGTAACCGAGATCGCACGAGAGATCGTCATCGACCATCTCACGGACGGAATCGAGTTCCTGTCCGTGGCCGAACACTGGCTGACCGAGGAGCTGAGCGAGGACGAGCTGAAGGAGATCCACGGTGAGACGTGGCGGATTCTGCTGATGCTGGTCGGAAAGGTAGCACTTGTCTGACGAAATCAACTGGGGGCCAACCGGAGAGCTTGTCTACGATCGGACTTACTCGCGTGTCAAGCCAGACGGAAGTCGTGAGACGTGGCCCGAAACAGTTCGTCGTGTCGTTGACGGAAACTTGGCGCTTGTCGATTCCCGGTACCACCAGCCAGGGGAGCGAGAAGAACTCATCTCCATGATGGAGGACTTCAAGATCCTCCCGGCCGGCCGGCATCTGTGGGCGTCAGGCGTGAAGAACGCGCAGCATCTGTTCAACTGCTGGGTGTCCGGGTGGACCGAGAACCCCTCGGACCACTTCCATTTCACGTTCATGCGGCTGATGGAAGGCGGGGGAGTCGGGGCCAACTACTCGAACTCGTACTTGACTCCGTACAAGCGGCTGAAGCACACGCTGAAGGTTCACGTCGTCTGCGATCCCGAGCACCCAGACTACGAGGCGCTCAAGCAGGCCGGTCTGTTGTCGGCCGACTACGACCCGGAATGGGACGGCGCGTTCGTGATCGAGGACTCGCGGGAAGGATGGGCTGCGGCGCTGGTCGACTTGATCGACACCGCGTACCGGCCGTACATCTACCACAGCAACCGGGTGTACGACGTGTCTCGTGTCCGGGCTGCCGGGGCCAAGCTCAAGACGTTCGGGGGCACGGCCTCCGGGCCGGTGCCGTTGGCGCGGATGTTGGACGACATCGCCTCGATCCTGAGCAGTCTCGGCTTCAAGAACGAGCAGCTGGACGGCATCTCTGCGATGGAGATTGACCACGCTATCGCGCAGTGTGTGGTGGCCGGGGGAGTTCGCCGGTCGGCTCGTATGGCGATGATGCACTGGGCTGACCCGCAGATCTTCGAGTTCATCAACATCAAGGAGGACTCAGGCTCTCACTGGACCACGAACATCTCCGTCGAGGTCGATGACGAGTTCTGGAGTGAGGCTGAAGATCCCAGCATCGCGGGTAACTGGGCCGAGGGGATTTTGAAGGCCCTCTCCGAAGGGGCTGTACGCAACGGAGAGCCGGGAATGTGGGACTCCTCGCTGTCCAACCAGGGGGAGCCCAATCGGGTCGTCTGTACGAACCCCTGCGGGGAGATCACGCTGGAGCCCTGGGAGCCCTGCAACCTTGGCCACATCAACCTGGCGGCGTTCGTCCGTGACGACCGGAACAAGGTCGACCACCTGGGTCTCATCAAGGCCCACCAGCTGATGACGAGGTTCCTCATCCGGGCCACGTTCTCTCCGGTGGCTGACCCGAAGTCTCGGGAGGTTCTGGACCGCAACCGGCGTATCGGCGTCGGGCACCTGGGAGTGGCTTCGTTCCTGGCTCTCATCGGCAAGCGGTACTCCGACGCGCCTACGGACACCTGGTTCCGTGATGTCCTGCGGGGCTGGGCGAAGCAGGTTGACATGGAGGCGCAGCTGTACGCACACAAACTGCGAATCCCAGTGCCGGTGAAGAAGAGAACCATCGCGCCTACCGGGACCATCGCCAAGATGCCTGGTGTGTCCGAGGGGATTCACCCGATCTTCTCGCGGTACTTCAACCGACGAATCCGGTTCTCCACGGTCGACCAAGACCAGTGGATGCAGGCGCTGGAGCTGGTCAACCAGGGCTACGAGATCGAAGAGGATCTCTACGCCGCCAACACCGTGGTCATCACCATCCCGACGAAAGACACTCTGGTGCAACAGGTTGTCGACCGCTGGGGCAAGGACGCAGAAGAGGTTGTGGAGTCGGCAGACGAGCTGACGCTCAACCAGATGCTGGCGTTCCAGGCGCTGTACCAGATGCTCTGGGCAGACAACGCGGTGTCGTTCACGGCCAACGTGGACCCGGAGGCATACACGTCGGAAGACGTTGCGGCACAGCTGACGAAGTTCGGTGGGCTGATCAAGGGCAGCACGATCTTCCCAGAGAAGTCCTTCCCCCAAGCTCCGTACGAACGCATCACCAAGGCCGAGTACGAGGCAGCAACAACCAAGGCAGTTTCCGATGGCGTGGATGAAGAGTGCGCCAACGGGGCCTGCCCGATCCGCTAGTAACACAACAAGAGAGGTAGCAAATTGACACAGACTGATCCCTGGGGCGCTCCCGATGAAGCACAGCAGCCGAGCAACGATGACCCGTGGGGTCCGCCCCCGGAGGCTGCCAAGCCGACTCCTCCTCCGCAGCAGGTCGCAGTGAAGACCGTCAACGCGGAATCGGAGGGCAAGATCGTCTTGACCTTCAAGGAGGCCGCTGGTTTCGACGCATCGTGGATCGTTGTCCACGCGGGCTCGGTGGACGAGGCGCTGGAGATCCTGTCCGACAAGGACAAGTTCCAGAAGCTGATGACGATGACCAAGAACGTCGCAGGCCACTTCCGCGGTGGCGCTCCGTCCGCTGGAGGCGGCGGTGGCGGTAAGGGTGGTGGCGGTGGCCGCTCCGGGCAGCCCAAGGCAGCGAAGCAGCCGCCTCCTGGCACTGACCCCGCTCCCGACGACTCCTACGAGTACAAGTCGGGCACGAAGAACGGCAAGTTCTGGCACGGCTGGTTCCCGCCACGTGGCAGCAACAAGGACGTGGTCTGGCTTCCGACTGACTAACACTTGACTACGTACGGGGAGCCCCTCCGGGGGCTCTCCATGCGGGGAGGGAGAACCATGAAGGACATCTTGATCGTCACCGACGAGGGCCGGTCCCGGTTCGCTGGCGAGATCATGAAGGACTATCGCGGCGGCGTAATCACGGTGGACCACAGCGTCATCGACGGCGTCAACACCACGGTCACGTTCAACTGGGACAAGGTCGTGTGCATCTCGGAGTACGAGATCCCCGATGACTGACGTGGACAGGGTCTACGAGCTGCTGGATGAGCTTCAGACGACCGTGCAGCGGATCGTCGCAGAGAACACGGACCTTCGGCGCAGGACCAGCGGTCAGGTAGCGACCATAGCGACCGCATTCGCCAAGGGGCGCGAGAACCGAAAGAAGCTGACCGACAGGGAAGTTCGCGCAATCCGTGATGCAGCCCGACTCGGCCGGAGGCAAGTCGACCTGGCCTACGACTACGACGTGAACCCCGCGACGATCTCTCGCATCGTCCGGGGGATCTATCACAAGTAAGGAGGAGCATGAAAGAGATCCAGAGCGGAGTTAGCGGCCAGAACGTCCGTATCAACGTCGTGGAGGACGAGGGCGACCTCCTACCGTTCCGGGACTTCATCAGGGCCAACCGCAAGTTTCTGGGTCTCGACTCGGAGACTACCGGGCTGGACATCTACTCGGACGGATACAGCTGTCGGACAGTGCAGTTCGGCAATCCGTACGAAGCCTGGGTGATCCCAGTTGAGCGGGGGCCGGCGTTCGCTAACGACGTGAAGCTCGCGCTCGGGTACGTCGACCAGTTCGTGCTACACAACGCATCTTTCGACCTCCAGGTGTTCGATCGGACGCTTGGCGTGCCGATGGAAACGATGTGGCCGAAGGTCACCGACACCCGAATCCTGGCCCACCTGGTGGACCCCAGGGGGCGTGAAGAAGGTGGCATTGGGCACTCGCTGGAGGAGTTGGTTCGTCAACACGTCGACCGCGAGGTAGCGGACGGGGTCAAGACGTTGATGACCGACATCGCAAAAGAGAACAAGACCACGAAGGCGAAGGTCTGGGCTCTGGACGGCCTACTCGACAACGAGCTGTTCCAGACCTACGCGGGCATGGACCCGATCTTGGCTGCACGTCTCATGCAGAAGCTGAACCCGTTGGTTCCCAGGGTGTCTCACGATCTCATCCCGTACGAGCACAAGCTTGCGGAGATCTGCACATCTATGGAGCGGACGGGCTTCCTGCTGGACGTGGAGTACACCGAGCAGCTGTCTGCACGGCTGGCGGGGGAAGAAGACGTGTGGAAGCGGAAGGCGTTCGACCTGGGACTGGAGAACATCAATTCTCCGCAGCAGGTGGCCGAGGCGTTGATCGCCCAGGGCGTGAAGATCAAGGGCCGCACGCCGACTGGGAACTACAAGGTCGACAAGGTCTTGCTCAACGAGCTGGTGGCCGGAGACCCGGAGTCCAAGGCCACTCAACTGGCCGAGGCCATCGTAGAGGGGAAGAAGGCAGGCAAGTGGCGGAAGACCTGGGTCCAGAAGTTCCTCGATACTCGGGACGCTCAGGACCGTTGCCACGCTTCGATCAACCCGTTGCGTGCCCGAACTGCTCGTATGTCTATCACCGGAATCCCGGCCCAGACGTTGCCTTCGGGCGACTGGATGGTGCGTCGGTGCTTCTTGGCCGACGAGGGCCATCTGATGGCTTCGGTGGACTACCAGACGCAGGAACTGCGGGTGCTGGCTTCGTTGGCTGGAGACCCGACGATGCTGAAGGCGTTCGCCGAGTCGGAGGATCTACACCAGATCACCGCTGACGCGGCCGGAGTCGATCGCAAGGTCGGCAAGATGGCCAACTTCTTGACCGTCTACGGCGGCGGGCCGAAGGCCCTCGCTGAGCAGGCAACCATCCCTGTGGAGGTCGCCAAGCAGGTTCTCGCGGCGTTCTCGGTGACGTATCCGAAGGTCGACCAGCTGGCCAAGAAGGTGGCAGACAAAGCGTCACGGCAGGGGTACATCGTGACCCCGGTCGGCCGGCGCTTGCCGGTGGACCCTAGTCGGTCCTACTCGGCGCTCAACTACCTGGTGCAGTCGTCGTCTCGCGACGTGACTGGCCGGGCACTGGTGAGGCTGCACGAAGCGGGAATCACCCCGTTCCTTCGGCTGCCGATCCATGACGAGGTTCTCGCCTCGGTTCCTGCGGAGGATGCGGAGCGGGCATCCAAGCGCATTGCGGAGCTGATGGCCGAGGACATGGGGCCGGTACACATCGGCACCGACCCAGAGGTTGGCGGGCGCTCGTGGGGCTCGCTGTACCTCAAAGAGGAGGACCGGGCGAGCTGCACCGATCCATTCCTACTGCCCGCGACTTGACATCGTACGAAAGGAATTTGCATGGGTTACTGGGGAATTGAGAAGGAAGACGTCATCGGCAAGAAGGTGCTGGCTGTCTTCATCTCGGAGGAGTATCTGGTCTTCGAGACCGACAAGGGCCGGGTGGCGTTCTCGGTCGAGGGTGACTGCTGCTCGTGGTCGTACTTCTACGACATCGTCGGCGCAGACAAGCTGCTGGCCAACGGACCGATCACCGAGATCAACGAGCTGGACCTGTCCGACCAGAACCACGACGAGGACTACGCGGACATCAAGGTCTACGGGTACGAGTTCGTCTCGGAGCACCCGGTGTGGGGCGCTCAGACCGCGGTCGTGTCCTTCCGCAACTCATCCAACGGCTACTACGGCGGCTGGATGAACACGGCCTATCGGCCGGAAAGCCTGAACCTCAACGAACTTCAGCTCGTCACCGGCGAGTTCCACGAAGTGAAGGGGCGTTGATGGCGCGGGACAACCTGGAGGAAGCCAAGAGCCGCATCGGTTACCTCTCGGACGCAGAGGCGTTCGCGCTGATCGACATCGCGGAGTCGCTACGGGTCATCAAGGACTACGTCACGGCCTCTCCGGTCCGCTTCATCATCAACGACGAGGGGAGCTGATGAAGACATTCACATCGGCCAAGGAGCTGTTGGAGGCCCGCATCTCGGGCCTTGACGGCGAGATCTCCTGGCGGAAACAGATTCTCAGGGACCGAGAGGAACAGATCCAATCGGACCGCACGGAGCTGAACAACATGGTGGCTGAGCGTTCCTCGCTCGCCAAGGCGGTGAGGCAGCTGTGACGCAACCACCGTGGTTCCCGGACTACTACGTCGAGATCAGCGACACCGGGCCTGGGGCATTCCAGCAGAACGCCACCGACGTACGGCTGACGTTCCGGGTGCCCAACGAGCAGCTGGACGAAGTCCTCAAGACGCTGTTGCCGAATGAGGCTCTGGCGCAGAAGTTTAGGGAGCTGGTGCGATGAGTCTTGGAGAGCGGTATGTCAGCATCCGATGGTTCTCGACGGAGTGCCGTGACTCGGTCGGTGAGGAGTTTGTTCTTGAGTTCGCTAGGGACGAGTTCCTGTGGGGTGTCAAGCGTGACCGGGAAGCCATCGTCGCGTTCGACCACACGATCAAACAGAGCACACACGTCGACTACATGAGAGCCGGGATCGTCGTCCGCACAGAGGCATACGTGATCCGAGCGCAACTGGCCATTGAAGGCCCGAAGGAGAAGTCAAATGGAAGATCGTGAGTTCTTCGATCTGCTCTACCAGCAGTGGTCGAATACGACCGGCGCAGAGAACCGATTCTGGGCCGTCGAAGAGGATGTCAGCTACATCGCTGGTGGCCCGGACACGTGGAACATCGTGGCAATCGACCAGGAGCAGAACCGGGAGATCGTCGCCTGCTGGTTCGACAGCGAAGAGGACGCCGACTGGGTAGCCGCCATGCACGGGTGCTTCGCCGATCTGTACCGGCGACTGCACGAGGCCCTGGACGACGCAGAGAGCGCGGACCTGCGCGCAGATGAACAGTCCTCCGTCGCGGCGGATGCACTGATCGAGCACGCGGCGCTGGAGCGCAAGCACAACGAGCTAGACGCGGTAGCGCGTGGACTCCGTGAGCAGGTCTCGGAGCTGAAGCACGAGATCCGTGGTCTGGAAGAGGAATTGGAGGAGAAGTACCTGTGACCCCCGTTGTATTCATCGAACTGACGACCACCGAAGACGGTCCCGTGTGGATTCTCGTCTCGCAGATCGAGGCGTTCGGCATCGTCCTGGAGCAGACCCACATCAAGACGAAGTCTGACCTGACGTACGTCGTCAAGGAGTCTCCCGAGGAGATCCTCAAGCGACTGGAGATCTACAACCAGCATGTCTGATCTCCTGCGAATCTACGAAGCCCCGGACAGGCCGGGTCTGTATCTCGTTGAGACGCAAGGTGCCACGATCGAGCGGCTGCGCCGGGAGTCCGATGCCGGCCTAATCGTGAGCGCCGAGGATGAGCGAATCTACCTGGAGCGTATGAAGTCTCTGATCGACCGCAGGACGCAGCTGGAGGCTGTGCCTCGCCGCGCTGCCGGGTGGGTCACCGAGGAGACTGGACAGTCGTACCGGGAAGCTTGGGAGACCGAGGATCACCGGACGTTGCTCTCGGAGGCTGGGATACGATTCGAGCTGAAGTCGAGCAAGCCCATGAACTTCGCTCTACACGTCCCGCAGAAGGAGGCAGGATGACGACCCCAGCCCCAGGTTGGTACCCGGACCCCGCAGGTACAAACCAGCCGAGGTACTGGGACGGGAAGAAGTGGGTGGGTGAGCCGACCACTGTGCCGGTGAAGACGAACCACGCGCTACATCTCCTGCTGACGATCCTCACCTTCTGGATGTTCGGCGGCTGGCTGTGGGTCTGGATTCTCGTCGCAATCGCCAACCACAACAAGACCACCATCGTCTACCGCTGAAACGCAAAAAAGCCCCCTACCAAGACATTTCGTCTCAGTAGGGGGTTCTTTGGTTAGGACCAGTCCTTCAAGGTCCAGTTGTCGATCTGACAGGCGTTGAAGAATGCGGCTCGGGAGATCCGAAGACCGCCGTAACGGAAGTCCGGTCCGTGCTTCATGGCCGACGTGGTGTCAGCCCAGCCGAGGCCGATGTCCTGGCCGTTCTTCAGTGCGATGTACTGCCCGGTCGCCGGGTCGTAGTAGAACTGCCACGGCACGTCGTTGAGCGCCGTGTTGACCGACGCCCGCTCCGTCAGGGAGTTCCAGGGCCCGGTGTAGATCTTGGCCGAGTTCAGATTCCAGCCGAGGTACACAACCTGGGACAGGTCGCGGTTGCAGTTCAGCAGTAGCCCGCCACGCGGCCCGGAGAGCGCGAGCGTGCTGCCGTAGGACACTCCTTCCACCCACTGCTTGTCTCCGGCCGTGGGGAGAATGTAGAGGCCGTTCTGAACGCCATCGGTCAGGCCCGAGAACGACGCCTTGTTGCCAGAGATGCCGAGTTGGTTGCTTCCGCTGTCCGACTTGACGAACCACAGGCTGCCGAGCCCAGACCGGTTGAAGTCGTCGGAGAACGACTGATCGGTAGGTGCCCGGTTCTTGGCGGCCACGAGAGCCCACGGCAGGGGCCAGGAGTCCTCGTTGGTGATGATGCCGTTGAGTTCGGCTGCGGTGTACGAGGTCTTGGTGGCCAGCGTTGCGTCCGCGTAGCCACAGCTGTTCGCGTTACCCGCCACCCATTCGACCGCTCGCACGTACAGCGGAGTGGCGACAGTGGACGAGTTGCGAATCCGAATCCAGTAGTTCTCACCCTCTTTCGTGATGATCCCCGGCAGTGTGGCCTCGATGTAGTCGTAGCCGGTGTCCGTCAGCTGGGGCGACACGTCGACCGACGCCAGCAGGGTTGCCCCGCCGAGCGCGTCCTCGCGCATGATCTCCAGGTAGATGTTGTTGATCGCGGCTGTGGTCGTCTTGTTCAGGATCACGCCGATCGTGTCCCAAACGGTCGTGGACGACGCGGTGATCTTGGCGACTCGTGCCCGGTTCTGGGGGATGTTCCAGGAGACGGCCTCTGCGCTCACGTCGCCGGTCTCCAGCTCGTGGGTGTGGGCTGTACCGGCGCTCTGCGGTCCGGTCGTGCCGTAGACGCTCAGGCCGAAGTTCAGCGCCTCGGGGTAGGTCACGTCCGCGATGGGGTAGCGACAGACCCACGGCGGGTTCTTGTAGCCCTGCGTCATGGCCGAGATCTGGAAGTTCTGCAAGTTGGTCTGGTTGGCCTCGGTCGACCCTCGGAAGTTGAGGAGCCCGGACCACCAGTCCTTGATGTCTTGCACGGCCTGGTTGATGGGGGTCACGATGAACCCCCGCAGGATCTCGATGATCTGGTTCACTACGGTCTGAAAACCGTTCCAGGTGTTCTGAATCCACGCTTCCCAGTCGGCTTCCAGGAGGAACTTGATCGGGTCGATCAGGATGCTCATGATCTTGGAGACGGCGTTCGCGACGTTGGCGAAGTCGTCCTCTATCCAGTCCGGGATGATCGGCTTGAAGACCTCCAGGGCCTCCAGGGGTAGCTTCATCAGCTGGTCCCGCATGAGGTCCAGGGCGTTGCCGATGTTGATCTCCGGCAGCTTGAACAGCGACTTGATCAGGGTCTCGTTGTAGTCCTGGCCGAAGCTGAGATCCCCACCGCCCCAAACGAATGCGCCCGGAGGCGCTGGCTGGTTGGGGGTTGTCACTAGCTACCCACCCCCGTCACAAGCCGGAGCATCTGGTCTCCTTCCATCCGTTCCTTCCGTTCGGTCCTGAGTTCCTCACGCAGACCGCCGATGTCCTTGCGGATCTCTGCAAACCCTCGGGTGATCTCGTCCCGTAGGTTCTCGTCGTGGTTGTTGCAGACCTGCTCTTTGACATCGCGCAGCTTCAGCCATACGGGGATGACGGCAGCCAGGACCGGGCACATGCCCAGCCCCAGCAGCGCGATCACGTCCATCCAGTCGTCTGGATTGAACGGCGTCACTTCTTCACCGGGCTAACGTGACGACGAGCCCACAGGCTCAGGCCAATCGGAGCAACTAGGGCATACGCGGTGATGGCCTGGTCGATCCAGGACACGTCCAGCTGCTTGCCGATCACAGCGCCCACGAGACCGAGCACGGTGAGGATCAGGCCGCGCAGTACCAGAGGCTCAGGGACGTTGGCTTCGTACTCGTCAATCTCCCCGTCGCCGTTGGCATCCCATCCGAGATGCTTGGCCCACGGAGCATCGGGTTCGATCCCGAGCTTGCTAATTTCCATTGGAACTGTGTCTTCCAATTCATCGCTCATTCGAGCTACTCCAATCAGTTAAATTCTTCTGCCACTGGCATTACGGGCTTGGGGGCTTGTATCGCTCCGACCTCGATCAGTCGCTTGACGACTGCTTGCTGCTCCTGCTGAGTCAGTTCGGCCGGGTCTTGTAGGACCATCGGGGGCGGCGGTTCCTGGTCCATCGGAACCCACCGCGCCGCCTGGTTGTATGCCGAGTACGGGCCACGGATGGCCGGCTGTAGCTTCTTCTGCTGCTCCGGGAGCTGACTGACGTGGACCATGCCGTTCTCGTCAGCCAGGGACTCCAGGTGGTCACGATGGGCAAATCCACACTCCCACAGGTGTTTAGACCACGAGCGCATGAACAACGGGTTGGTAACCGCGCCGAATCCTGCGACCGTTGGCATGTTCTGCAACGCCCAGAGGAAGTGCTCCTCCGGGTCGTTGAAGTCGGCCTCTGCTTGAGTTGGAATGGCCATGTATGGCGTGCCTTTCGTGTTAGAGGGCTCCGAGGTCTCCCAGTCCTGTGTTCACTTCTCTGATCCACTCCAGGGCCTTGAGTGCGGGGTCTTGCGGCTCTCGGTAGCCGATCCCGATTTCCCAGCCCTTGGGGCCGTCCTTGTCCCAGGCGTACTTGAGCTTCTTCACTCGCTCCACGAAGATCACGTCAGGATCTGGGTAGCCCAGAACAGTTGTGCCAACGCGGCTTCCGAGCCAGAAGTGGCCGTAACCAGGTGCCCCGATGTAGTACGGGGCGGCGTCGGAGACCTTGAGCGTGTGAGACGTGCGAGACCTGGTAGCCCAGATCGCAGCGCGGGCCGCAGCGACCAGCGAGATCGTGTACGCCTTGTCAGCGCCTTCGATCCATCCCTCGAACAGGTGGAAGTCCCCGAGCCCGGTGACGATGTCCTCTAGCCCTGCGATGGGCAGGCTCATCCCGGCAGCTCGCAGGGTGGGTACCTGCATGAAGGCTGCGAACACATCCGAATAGATCGGATTGAGTACCGCGTCCATCAGACCGCCCAGGGGAGGGAGGTCGATAGCACCGCCGACTGCGCCCAGCAGGGCGAGCTGGCTATTGATGAACGAGGTCAGGAAATCCCCACCGATGTTCACCAGCGCCGAGATCCCCTCGTTGATCCCCGGCATAGAGTGGCCGCCGCCGACGAACGACGTGTCCGTGGCCTCGGTGTACTCGAACTCCGACGACTTGATCCCGGTGTACTTGCCTTCTTGGAAGACGACCCACGGGGCCTTGGGGTTGGTGCCGAAGAACCCCGGCCGGTAGTACTCTCCGGGATACGTTGCGTCCCCGGTGAATACGTCGACACCCTCGGTCAGTCCGTCTGATGCGATGTGAACCATCGCCCGAACGAACCCGGTCAGGAGCGAGCCGCCGAAGGCGGTCTCGGTGCCCCACTCGGAGTTGTCGATGATGTCCCAGACCAGTGCTCCGTGCCGAATCGGGATGAGCGACAACAGATCTTCGAGAGGTCCGATGTTCAGCTCTCCGCGCAGATCCTCGAACGGATGGGGGTCTTCGCCGTGCAAGTAGCGACGGCACTCGATCGTCAGCTGCGAGTCGTCCAGGATCGGCTTGGCCAGGTCGTAGAACTTCTTGAACCGGGAGAAGACGATCGTCAGGTTGCTGTTGTCCCCGAGGAACGGGAACGGCTTCACGATGTTGCGCCAGGTCGAGATGTTCAGCGACAGCGGGAAGTACTCGGACGGGTCTAGCGGGTTGTCCGGTAGCGTCCAGATGGATGTCTCCAGCCGGAGGATGTTGACGAACAGCGTCATCAGCAAACACCACTTGGCCGGCCCGAAGATGATCCAGAGCTTGGGGAATTGCAGTTCCGGCAGCAGGAACGGGTTGCTCCAGCAAAGGATGTGCTTGGCCTGCTCGTAGTCGTGAACGAAGTTCACTTCCAGGTAGCAGTCGCCGCTCTCCTCGCGGACCACGCGGTAGTTGGCCATTCGGCCGGCCCATCGTGCGCCCTGCTTGTCGAACGTCACGTGGACGTTGCGCTTGGCCCTGCCTCGGTGGTTCATGATCCACTTGGCCAGGTAGTGGTCGAGCGACAGCTGTAGGAACGCTGTGCCTACGTCGTTCTCGATGAACTCGAATGAGCCTGCACGTTCACCGGCCACCTGGCCACGGAGTTGGTAGTCCCCGTCCCAGAGCCGTGTGAGCACAGGAGCAAGACGCGCCTGCTCCCGCGCACACCTGCGGGCTTGTAGCTTGTTCCAGAGAGCTTCGTGGTCGGCCAGCGTTGCCAGGCCACTCATTCCAGGCCCCAGGGCCGCGACCACGGCCTTGGAATACGAAGGGTGATCATCTGGCCGGGGGCCACCCCCGACGCCGTGATCTCGAACGTCTGGGACTTCGTATACGGGGGCACGTAGTGCTTGAACCGGACACCGTTAGTCCGCGCCCACACCGGAGCGTCGTTGGCTGCCTGGAACTGCTCGACGCGGGGGTCCGTGTCGATGAGGCAGTCCTCGCCGTAGATCAGTCCGGGGGTCTTCAGTCGACGGTTGGCCAGCTTCTCGTCCTCGTACGAGTAGTCCGGGATGACGTACTGCGTGAACGGGGCTCGCTCCCAGGGAATCTCGATGCCCGGAGGGAATGGCCAGGGGAACTCCGGCACCATCTCCTGGGAGGCCGGAACGGTCCACTTCAACCAGATCTCCTGGTCGGTGGGGTTGAGGCCGCCCCGTCCGTCTGACGGGTCGACCGTGATGGTCAGGGTCTCTTGCGGCAGCTCCTGCCAGGGCCACGGGGGCGTCCACAGCGAGGGGTCAAACCGCGTATCTGTCTCAGTCTCAACGGGGTAAACAACGTCATCCCCGTACCAAAATGGGTCGTACGCAACGCACGTCATGATCGTTCGGGTGACGGGGTTGGTGTCTGGGTCGTATGTGTCGTCGCCGTCAGCCAGCTCGGGGCTCTCCAGTAGCCGGAGATTCAGCACCCGGTGACCGGACCGGTCGGTGGTCACATGCAGCCTGGAGTCGCGGTCGAAAGCCCACGCCTTGCGCCACTCGGAGTCTCGTGAGATCCACGAGTCTTCTCCTCGATCGTTCAGGATCTCGACGCCAAACACGATGTCCCGCCGAAGAATCCGGTGATTCAGGTAGCGAGCGCCCGGGAAATTACCCGGCTCCTCTGAAACCACCTTCACTGGGGGGTCGTAGAAACACCCCTTCGGCTTTGTTGCTAGATGGACCCCGCGATCCCCGGCTTGGGGACCGGCGAGTGTCCACCACGACCCGTCTACTCCTTCGAGTTCGACGGTCGTTCTCAATCCTCCTCCTTACTTCTCCCACTGCATGGCAGCGCGGTTATCCAGTCGCTGCTTGGCTCCCAGGGCTTCGTCCATCGACGTGGTGTAGATGTTCGTGACGCCCTTCTTGGCCATGCTGATTCCGTAGTCCAGCAAGGCATTTCCGAGTCCGGTGATCGCTCCACCGCCGATACCAAGATCGGACAGGGCCTGGTCTCCCGTGGCCCGAGCGAAGTTGACTCCTACGTCCACGAACTTGGACGCCCACTCTTCGGTGGTGCCGACCTGATCGGACAGTTCGCCGCCGTACTTCTGCGCGTTGGTGAGTTCCTGCTTCTGGAGCGAGAGCACATCCTTCTGCGCTTGCAGCTGGGCCATCTTGTCCCGGAGAGCCTGCTTGGCTCCCTTGTCGGTCGTGTTGTCCAGCTCGACCTTCATGGCCTTCCGCTGGGTCTCCAGCTCATCGAGCATCTTCGTCAGCTCAGGGAACTTCTTGCCGCCCAACAGATTCGTCAGGCTGGTTCCGTCCTCCATCGCCTTGGAGATCTGCTCAGCCATCGACTTGGCCTTTTCCAGCACCGGCTCGAACCCGGTCGTCAGACCTTCCTTCAGACCCTCCATGAGCGCCTGTCCGTTGGGGATAAGCACCTTGCGGTCGTAGGGGAGCGGACCCTTGTTCTTGGCAATCTCGTCAGCGATGGTCTTGGCGTAGCCAGTGACCTCTGCCATCTTCGACTGCATCCCGGCCTTCAGGCCGTCCATCAGGGCTGCGCCAGCGGCCTGCCCTGTACCAGCCAGACCGGAGAGCGACTCTGCGATCTTGCCGGGGAGCGCAGCGGCTTCCGTGGCGATGCCGTTGAACGCGGTGATCGCCTGCTGCTTGAGCGCCTCCCAGTGCGGCGCGGTGCTCGCGGGGACCGTGGCGACGAGCGTCTTGATCGAGTCGATAGACCCGGACATCGCCGTGCCGAGGCCGTTTCCGATCTCGGTTGCTGCGGTCTTCATCGCCGTGCCCTGCTCGCTGACAAAGGTCACGAGCCCAGTCCATGCGGCCTTGAACGACTCGAAGTTCGGAGCCGGAAGGCTCTCACCAGAAGTCGCCTGTTGCAGCGACCCTCGGACCTGTGCGGTCACCTGGTCAACGAACCCCTGGTACTCCGACATCTTGGCCTTGGCCGGCTCGGTGTTCGGGGGCGGGATCTCAGGGGGAGGTCCACCTGTTGCCCCCAGCAGCATGTCCTTCCAGCCTTCGCCGGTCGGAGATGTGGGGGTCATGGCAGGCCCCGATGTAAGCGCCTGCTGCATGGCTTCGGTGAACGCCTGGCCGGATGCTGCGCCAGACTCCGAAGCTTGGGCCTCCATGTTCTTGAGGGCGACCTCGAAGGACGATGTATCAGGCTTCTCGTCGCTCAGGAGCTGGCCGACCTTGCCTGCCGGGTTGGTGATCCACCCGATGACTTCGCCGATGCCGTTCCAGGTCTTGACGAACCCGGAGGAGATCTCCATCAATCCCTTGATGGTCTCTGCCACGTCTTTCAGGGCCTGGTTGAAGTTGTGGATCTTCTGGGGGTCGTTCATGAACTCGACGCCCTTGACGGCCAAATCCCCGAGCAGCTCAAGGATCACCCGTAGTGATTCGCCCAGTCCGTCGAACGCCTTGCTCAGCGAGCTACTGTCGCCGCCTGCGGTGATCTTGGCGACCCAGTTGTCAAACGCGGTGCCCGCGTTGTTGAACCAGTCGGTAATTCCTGGCAGCTTCTCGCTCAGCGCATTGGCCAGCTGCAAGAACCCGCTGACAAACCCGTCGACTCCCGGCTTGGCGGCAGACAGTGCACCGCCGATGTTGCGGATGGTCTCTTCTAGCTTGTTGTTCGGGTTGTTGATCGCGTCTAGCGCGCCGTCAGCTAGTTGTCTAAGCCCTGCTGTGACACTGGGGAGTGAGCGTTCCAGCATCGGGAATACCGTGTTGGCAACACGTTCCAGTACTGGTGTGAACTCAGTTTCGGCAACGTCGCTCATCACCTGACGGAGATGGTCGAACTGTGGCTTTACCTTCTCGGCAGCCTTCTTCATGCCGTCTAGGCCCAAGGTGATCGCTGCAATAGGCGCGGCCACCAGAGAGATGAGCCCTGGCAGGGACAGCAGCGCAGTGGTGAGCAGCCCGACCAGCGGGGCCAGCACTGCCATGATGGCGGCGAATGCGACCGCGTAGCCGGAGAAGTTCAGCCCGGTACCGAACGACGGCATCTTGACGGAGCCGAACGCCTTCTCCAGGAGACCCTTCTTGACTACCGGCTCGACTTCTACCTTCGCCTTCAGCTTGGAAAGTCGTTGGCGGAGTCGGTAATCGAACTTGTCGTCCAGCTTCAGCTGGATCGGGGGGTTGTCCTTCCGGTACTGCTTGACGAACTTCTGGGTCTCGTCCTCGCGCATCTTCATCATGCGGAGTTCCTCTTTGAAGTCCGCAACGCGCTGTCGGTGCTTGTTCTCGTACAGCTGCTTGTGGAATGCAGCCAGTCGAGTGGTGTGGGCCTGGTCCTGCTTGGCCTCTTGTTCGGTCAGTTTGTTTCGGGCCTTGGAGCCCGCCTGCATGAGCTTGTAGGTCTTCTCGTCATCGACCTTGAGCTTGATCTCCAGCGGGTTGGCGTCGGCCAGAGCCTGCAACGCCTGGATCTCACCTGCGACCTTGGCGCGCTGTCCAGCGGCCAGGTGGATGTCGATTGGGATGTCGGCCTTGATGTCCTTCTCAAGGGCCTTGAACGCCTTCTCGGACTGCCGATACATCCGCTCCCCGTCCGGGGTGAAGGATGCCTTTGCAGCCAGCTTGTTCATCGCCGTCTGGGCGTTGCCGAGCATCCTCTTCTGGATGCGGTCGAAGTTCTTGGTGTTGGCGTTCAGCGAGACATCGGCCTCTAGGCCCTCTGTCGCGGCCTTGGCCTTGGCCCGGAACTCGGCGGTGTCACCGAGTTTCAGGTCAGCCTCTGCATCCAGCCCTGCGGTCTCGGCCTCAAGCTGCTTCTGCATCTTGGACCGGAACCCGGTGGAGTCGGGTACGACTCGGACCGAAATCCGGCCTACCTCTCTACCTCCGGGGCCTGCTTCAGCCATCGGATCTCCTCTCTGCCTTCTTTCGTCGCGAAGCGGCCATCATCGACGCGGCGATGCCAGCAAACGAGTTCGCCTTTGGTGCTTCGGTTTTGGATCGTTCAACTTCGGGAATCGGATACGGTTCCGGGGCCTTGGGCTTGGACGAGTTCTTCCCGATGTGGGAGAGGATGTACATGTGGTTCAGGGCGCGGATGCCGTTGACCGTGGCCACCAGCGCATACCAAGACGGGTTCCATCCTCGGAACTGCTGCCCCCCACGACGCTCCGCTACGTACGCGGATTCCGTTGGCAGGTAGATGATGTGAGCCAGCACCCACCGGGGCTCAAGTGGATGTTCCTCCGAGAACAAGTCCCGGAGGTCCATTCCGTAGTAGTGCTTGAGGTCCGGGATCAGAACCTCGCCGTACTTATCGAGTAAGTCAGCGAGGGCTAGGCTTCCCCCAGCTGCGACTCCTCGATCCAAGTACCGATGACCTCCATGAGCGTCGGGAGATCGCTGTCGATCTCGGAAACCAGACGCCGGCCGTCCAGGCCGGGAGCCAGCTGCTTGAGGATCTCGTTGAGGCCGTCAGCCACGAGTTCCTTGTCAGAGTCGGACATGTCGTCCAGACCCTCGCCCTTGTCCAGCAGCTCCATCACTTCGAGGTTGCTCTTGACCTTCTCGCGCTCCTTCTCACCGAGCCGGATGAGACCCCGGAGTTCAACCTCGGTCTCGTCGCTCAAGGTGATCGTCACCGGGGCGTACTTCTTCTTGGCAGCGGTACGGATCTTGTCAAGGGTGTAAATGTTCGTCATGGCAGACCTTTCTTATGTTGGCGGGCAATGAATTTGAGGCGGGGGAGGGGAAGGCCCGCCAAGGAAAACCCCTCCCCCTGGTCGACATCAGTCGTACGATGTCAAGTTTGGGTCACGGACCTTCGGGGTCCGGGACGTTGAACAGATCCTCGTTGATCCAGTTGTAGAGATCGGCCGAGCCGTGGTCGAGGAACGTAGCCCGAATGGGCAGCGACGCAAAGTCATCCACCGGCAGCTGGAGCGAGTCGTCCCGCTTCACCGACGCCTTGGGGGCGTAGAAGCCGAGACGCTCTTCGCCGTCTACGATCACGATCAGGAACGCCTTCTCGTTCGTCACCTGATCGCCGGTCACGCCGAAGATGCCGGGAGTGGACGAGCCGTTCGGGCCGTAGTACAGCGACAGGGCGTCCTCATCGAACTGATGCAGGAACAGTGTCACGTAGTCGGCCAGCGGATCGCCGGTCTCCACTTCCCGAAGGCGCTTGCGCTGCCAGGTGCCGCGCATCTCCTTCTCGCCGCCTTCAGAGCCGAACTCCGGCATGTCGTTGCGGCTGGTGTGTCCGACGTTGTCCCAGCCGGTCGCGCCGGTCCAGGTGCTGGTGTCTTCCAGGTCGATGGTCTTGAGCAGAGCGGGGGTCGGAGCAGTCGCACCAACCGCGTTGGTGAAGACATACCCGACAGCAGCGGTGAAGACTGCATCGTCGTTGAGTGCCATTGGCATTCCCTCCTTAAGGGGTTCGGGGAGGTCTAATCCCCAGCTGAATGAGTCCCTGGCATCTCCACGTGTCCGAGTACGGGGAGCTGAACTGAGTCGCGCCCATCGTTTCGTCTATCGAGTGGAGATAGCCTGCGGGAGTTTGTGTTTGGTGCCTTACGGCGTCGTAGAGCACGTCTAGGCACTCTTCGTAAAGCTCGTGAGTCTCCGGGTCACCTTCGTCGGTGTATGCGGTCATCTCGATCACCGGCAGTGCGAACTTCTTGGGCTCGGTCTTGTTCCTCTCGCCACCTACGCGGCGGATGTTCACGAACGGGTAGTTGCGGTAGTCGATGTCGGACGCCCACGTGGTGAACTCGACATCCGGCTTGGCGTCCCGGAGTAGGTACAGAACGATCGGCTGCACCATGAGCAGCGTCATCTCCTACCTCCTCGGGTTCTGGGGCGCGTAGCGCCGCGCTTAGCGGTTGTGGACAGGCCAGCGCCAGCCGACAGGATGTAAAGTCCCTGAACGTATTTCGGCTTTGCCGGGTCTTCGTACTTGCCTTTGACCCAGTGGCCGAACTCGATCGAAACCGCGGCCTTGTCATCGAGATTGACGAACCAGTCGACATCACCTTCGGTGAGCGTGACCTTCGCCTTACCGGTGTCCGTGTGCATCGCCAACCGGGCCTTCGACCGCTTGTATGCGTCCTTGGCAGCCTCTCCAACAGCGGCGTGGACGCCGGGAAGATGGTCCACAACGGTGTTGATGTATCGGCGTCCGTACAGCTTGACCTTGGCCATCAGGACCGCCTGATCGTGTACGTGGTGTGCCTGGTCCTGCGGGAGCTGTTGTACCGGTTGGCATCTCCGAAGATGCCCCACTTCTCTCCCTGCCAGGTGATGTAGCACTGAGCGCCGTTGGGCTTGGGGGAGGACCGGGCGAATCGGACCATGTAGACCTTCTCAGTGGAGAAGCCCTCGTTGTCCTGCTCCTGTCGTCGGGACGATGTACCCGACTGGCCCTGGACTTGGAACCGGGCTCTGGCTGGGACGCCAACCTCTTGAGGCTGCGTCCGCTTGTTCCCCCACTTGTCTTCAACCATCTCCTCCAGGTGGAGGATCACGTCTTCGTAGTGGTCTCCGTCGTCTAGGAGGCTCATCCGCCCTCCCCAGTTACTTGCCGATCGACGTTGCCCCAGAAGATCCGCCAGTCGTGGACGCAGAAATGCGCCTCGTCCGTGCAGTCCTTGGTGCTGGCCTCCTCGGGCCGGGGGTAGAGCGTCATGACGGCTTCACCATGTTCGGGACGAGGATCGACATCCGAGTCCTGCGGACTCCCAACATCTCCCACTCTTCGGTGAGGATCTCCAGCTTCCGGTTCGGGTCCGTGGCCTGGAGCATGTACGTGTAGTTGCCGTCCGTTTCGGACAGGTAGCCCTCGTGGTTCCGCACCAGGCGAAGCACCGCTTCTGCCTCGATGTCGACCACGTCGGCCTTGAAAACCGGGTCAGCCGAGCACTTCTCGTCAAAATCCGGGATGGACTTCTTCAGGAGCCTCTCGGCCTGCTCCAGCCGACGCTGGATGAGCGTCTCTTCCTCCGGGCTAGGGGACCGCGCCCAGAAGTCGGTTACGTCAGCGACAGTGGCTTGCGCCATGCTGCTCCTTCCTCGTTCAGGAGGGAGCCCCGAAGGGCTCCACTCCCGTACGTAGTCAAGTCAGGCTCACGGCTCTTCGGGCTCGGTAACCGGCTCGTCGGTGATCTTGACGAAGGCGTCCTTGTCGTTGATCATGAACGCGAACTCGGCCTCGACTCGGACCGCGACCATGTTGTGCTGCCACAGCGAGACGAACTTGGGAGCCGCTTCGGTGCCGAAGTTCAGGGTCGCCTGGTCGGTAACGTCGAAGGACAGGCCGCCGATCTGACCCCAGATGACCTGGTTGAAGTCACCCATGAAGCCGAGCGTGCGGGCTCCGGGGACGCCGTCGCTCACGACGTGGTCGTTCAGGACGGTAGGCCGGCCGAGGATGCGGCCCTCGCGCATGGGGGTGACCAGGCCCTCGTAGGTCGACTCCACGAACAGCGGACGGCCGTTGGCGTCCACAGCACCGTTCAGGAGCGGCTCAGTGACGTTGTCCAGCAGCGTGCCGGTCCACTTCTTGCCGTCGTTGACCAGCTGAGCCAGCGCGTCCACGCCGATGGCGTTGTAGGCGTTCTGGGTGCCGGTGCCTGCGATGGAGACCTTCTTGGTCGTTTCCGCGAGGTAGCCCTGGAACACGGCGGGCTTGTCGATGCCGTACAGCGCGGCGGCATCGAACTTCAGCGCGATCGCTTCCGCGATCTTGGTCCGCATGACGTTCAGGTAGTTCAGCGGGTTGAGACGCACGACTTCAGCGGTCTCGGCGAAGATGACCGCGATCTTCCACGGGTGGAGTTCCTTCTGGTCGAACCCGCCCTTGGTCAGCGGCTTCTGCTCACCCTCACCGACCCAGCCAGCCGACACCGCGCCGTTCCAGAACGGAATCGAGATGCCGGTCGGTCCCATCGGAACCTTGCGTGCGATCTTCTGGACGATCGAGGTCTTCTCGATCTCTGCGAAGTAGTCCTGGGCCTGCTCCGGCTTCAGGAAAGCGGAGAAGTCAGCGGTCTTTGCGACCTGATCAGGAATAGCCATTGTATGAAATGCCTTTCAGTAGTTGGTGATTAAGCGCCGACGGCTTGCTTGAGGATGTTGAGGACGGGGTCACCGTTGAGCGGGATGTTCCCGCCGCCCATGCCCTGGCTCGGGTCGTACGCAGGGGACTTGGTCTCGCGCTTGCCGTAGACGGCGAGCACGCGCTTGACGGACTCGGAGATCGACTCTTCGTCGCTGCCTTGCACCAGGTCGACCAGGTCCAGAACGTCACCTGCGGCAACGCCTTCGGAGGCCAGCACGGCGCGCAGCTTCTGGTTGTCCACCTGAGCAGCGGTCAGATCTGCTGTCAGCGTTGCGATCTGGGTGTCCTTCTCGGCCATCTGCGGTTCGTACTCCGCGATGACTTCGGCTCGGGTCTCGGTCTTGGCGGTCTCAACCGCCTCCTTGTTCTTGACCCGCGCAGCTGCGTTCTCGCTCCGCAGCGTTTCGACGTAGTCCCTGCTGAACGTGTCCGGTTCCGGGGTCGGAGTGGCCGGGGTGGCAGAGGGAGTGGCGTCGGGGGTGCCTGGGGTATCAGACAATTCAGTGCCTCCTGGGCATGTGAAGACGGCACCAGGCCGTCGTGGTGAGTGAATTACGCTGCGAGTGCAGAGAACTCGCGGGGGTTGATCTCGCCGCGCTCTAGGCGGCGTCGGAGGGCGTTGATCGCCTCCCGGTTGTGATTGGAAGAGCGGGCCTTACCTGACTCGATGAGCCGGGTTGCCTCTCGGCTGGCGTCGTTCCACAGGTCCAGTGCTCGGTCAGCGGCTGCTTGTCCGTGCCACTCGCCGTACTTGAAGACCGGTACTACCTTGCAGTCGCATCCGGTGTGCCACTGCGCCATGTGCTCGCTGACATCTTCACCAGCCGCGATCATGCGGGCAGCTTCGTCGTCATCGAGATCCAAACCTGCTGTCTCAGCGGCGATGTAGACCGGACCGCGTGAGATGAGCATCAGGCACCAGGCGCACGTCTCGTCGCCGGTAGCCTCTCTGGCCCAGCCTCTGATCAGCTGGGAATCCTGTTGCACGGCTCGGAGCCTGGGAGCCGGCCTACCTGCGGCCTCGATAAACTCCTGTAGGTCGAAGTCGTTCTCCACTGCGTGGATGACTTGCCGTCGAGCCGCGTTTTCTACCTCTCGTACTGCTCTCAGCGTCACGTGCGCTGCCGCGCTACTCGCAGAGTCCATCTTGGACATCAGCTTTCGAGCGGGCTCCATGTTCTGCACGAACCACTCGAACCGGTACTCCTCCAGAGGCCGGTCGTTGCGTGGCAGATCGGGCACCTGCTGAATCCGCTGGGCGTCGTAGAACGTCCGGGCTAGTGAAGCTGCCTCGGAGCGTCGGTACTCAACCTCGGGGTAGAGCAGCTCCAGAACCTGGAGCCACTCTCGCTGGCTGAGCTGATTCTTCAGAAACAGCCTGGTAATCCCCAAGATTCGCCGTCCCAGCGCGGAGGTTATGGCCTTCATAGCCTCTGCGAACTGCTCGGGCGTCACGCTGCGTCAGCTCCTCCCGTGTCCGGTTTGGGCTGTGCCGCTGCGGGTTTGGCCTGAGCTGGCGTCGGGCCGTCGAGCATCGTGCCGACGAGTCCCAGCCCCAGGCTGGCTTCATCCTCATCCCATCCGCGCATGTTCTCGCGATCGGTGGACGAGTAGCCCATGTCGATCCGGGCCTGCTCCTTGGGGATTACCCCCTGCCCGTTGGCATAGAGCTTGGCGGCGGCATCCGCCTTCGCCGCGTACGTCGGAGTGGCTGGGTCTGCCCAAATGGCTTCCATCCGGTAGTACTCGGGAGGGATGTCACCGCCCTTGATGACCTTGTAGGCCACCCGCATCGCCTGCTCCCACGCGCCGCCGAAGATCTTGTTCTTCCGCTCGGTGGTCAGGACCAGCCTCGATTCGGAGGCTCGCATCGCCTCGGCCGACGCCGGGTTGTCCGTCGTGGTCGAGAGATACTGGGGCGGCAGACCGGTGTACGCTGCGCCCTTCTTGTCGATGGCGTCCAGTGCGTCCACGAAGTTCCGAAGCTCTGCGGCCTGGAACTGCTGTGCCTTCGCCTCGTGGTCCTCGAACGCGATGATGTTGGCCAGGTACGCATCGAACAGTCGCTGGCCTGTCTCGGGGTCGATACCCAGTTCCTCGGGCTTCACGCCGAACAGGAGCCTCTGGGGGACCGCCATGATGTTCGCGGTGTTCCGCAGGTTCATCAGGATCTGCGCAGCCGTGTCGGTGATAGACCGCAGTTCCTTCGTGATCTGAGACGAGCCGTTCGTGTCCGACAACCTCGTGCGGTTCGCGATCGGAATGACCGGGACCATCTCCAGGCCGTGGTTGACCGTGGTGGGGGCTGCCCACTCGCCCTCCTCCTTGACCCACAACATCGTCTTGTCGGGGAGTAGGAGGGTGGCGGCGATGACCTCGCCGTCGTCGTCTTTGACCACTCGGATTGCCTGTGTGACCTGGCGCGTGCGCGGGTCGATCTGTGCGTACATCGCCGTGGGAGGCTCAACGCGGATGATCGGGACTTCGGGGTCCGCGTCCGGGTACAGCTCGGGGTCCGGGGCGGAGACCGTGATGTAGGCCCGCCCGTAGATCAGGGCGTCGGTGTGACCGAGTGTGGCCTCCACGTCTAGGTTGTTGGCCTGCCACCAGGACCACAGATCCTTGTCGGCCTCTTCCTTGTCGCCCAGCTGGAAGCCTGTCAGCTCCTGGCGCTCTGCGATCGAGTCGACGTACAGCCGGGGATACCCGACAGCCGCCGTGTAGTCCCGCATCGTCTGGGGGACGGCCGGCGAAGCGGCCTTGGCGCGCTCCTCGGCCTCGTAGTAGTCGGTGTCCTCTTTGAGCTTGTCCTGCTCCTGCTCGAACAGATCCAGCAGGTCGTCCCTGGCTTTCTCGGGGTCAACTGTCTGGGTCTCTGCCATTACATGATCACCGCCGCTCTGCGGGTCCGGTTCTTCTTGCTCATCAGGAAGTCCTGTCTTGCGCCGAACGCGAGCACGGCACAGACCGCAGCGTCGATCTTCTTGCTGGAGTCCTTGCTGGCCTTACGAATTGCGATGGCGTCGTAGTTAGTTGGGTGTCGGCGTGCGTTGAAAACGTGTTGCCGGAGGATGGGGTTGTCGTCGTGGAACAGCTCTCGTTCCAGGACCGCGTCCAGGAACCTCTCGCAGTCGAGGGCGAACTTCTTCTGGTTGCCTCGCATGTCGAATGCGATGGGGTTACCAGGAGATGCGTTGACTTGCACTGTCTTTCGGAAGTCCTTGCCCCACTGATCGACGTATGCCTCGAACTCCTTCACGTCGGCTCGGAAGGCGACCACGTCGTATCCGGCCTTCATGGACCGGACCGTGGCGTCTACCTCGTCGCGAGGAACCTCGCCACCTGGGTACTTCTCTGGATCCCAGGTCTTGATCAGGAACAGGCAGCCGTCTTCGACCCGGCACGCCACGAGGGCTGTGTGGTCGTTGGACTTCGATCCGTCGAACCCGAGCGTGATCCGATCGCCCTTGGCCAGCGGAGGCACGCCCTCTTCTGGGTGACATGCGTTCCACTCGTGCGGTGCGATCCACGAGTCCTCATGTGCGTTGATCTGGTTGAGGAACTTGCGTCGTGACTCGGTGACCGGCCGACGCTTATCCAGCATCGAGGCGATGATCGTGTCGAGGTCCAGCCACACTGCATCACCGCGTGCGATGATCAGGCCCTCACGGAGCTTGGCAATGCCCTCCTCGAAGCCCTCGGGGTCTTCTATCGGAGAAGGGATTTCGCTCAGCGGTGTGTCCGCTGGGGCCTCCAGAGCGTCGTACAGGAACCCGGTGTCGATCGCCTTACCGGCGAGCACGTCCAGGTGCGCGTCGTAGTCGCGCTCCGCGTCTGAGTCCTGTCCTGGGATGTGGCCGTTGCAGATCGCCAGAGAGCGGCAGCCGCCGTACGCGGCCTTGTCGACGTTGCCTGCGATGACCTCGGACATGGAGTGTCCGTTGTTGGTCTCGACCCACCACTGAGTCTCGTTCTTGATGACGAACGTGGGGCGCTTACCCTCCAGGGTCAGCGGGTTCGAGGTAGCGGCCTCGATCACGCCGCCGATGGTCTTCGCGTAGACGATGGTCTTGTTGAAGTCGAGCTTGAACTCTTCCTTCAGTCGTTCAGATGCCAGAACGGGAAAGAGCGAGAACGTGTTTCGCGTCTGGTCTTGGGATACTGCGGCGACCTGAATCCAGGCGGCGGGCTTCCGCTTGCCGATCGGGTTGCCGTCAGAGTCGAAGTGCGAAAATGCCACTGGCCCACAGAGTTCCGCCAGAGCGAGAGCGCCGGCCAGGGGGTCTTTGCCCCAGCCCTTCAGGCGACGGAGCAGGCCATTCCGGTAGATGAACCGGCCGAACTCATCGACCGCATACCACCAGAGGATGAAGCGGCCTTGCTCTCGGGTCGGCTTGAACGGCTGACCTGCGTCCGGTCCTCCCGGAATCAGGAGGTACTGCGACATCCAGTAGAGGATCTGGTAGCCGAGCGTTCTCTCCGGCAGGTAGAACTTGCCGTCCTTCGTTCGCTGCCAGGTGGGGCCTGTGACGTGTGCAGGAGACGTGGCAAGCAACGGATTCGCCTGAACGCCTATGCGTTTGACGTCTCTCAACGCCTGTTCGAGTTCTTCGATGTGGTGGTTGTCGAGGCTCACCCTGCCTCCTTTCGTACAATGTCAAGTCGGGGTCACGCGGCTTGCCCAGTCGCGGACGTGTTGGATGGCGAGTCCGAGGTACGTCTGGCCTGGCCAGACCTCGCGGAACTCGTATTGAATGTGTGCTGCCGTAGGCGGATTCGAGGTTGCGAACCGTATGGCCACGTCAGCGGCCTTGAAGGCAGCAACCGGGTTGACGCCTGCCTTGGTGAGCGTCTGCGGGAACTTGTCCATGAAGGTCAGTGCCGTCATCAGCGGATCGGAGATCTGCGTGGCGGTGATCATGTCGAAGAAGTCGTCCATGATGTCCCCGGCCGCTCCCAGTGGGATGTTGCCGTACATGTCGTCGGGGTCCGTCAGCCAGCAGTGACGCCAGTCGTGGATGTCGCCGTAGCGCCACGAGGAGATGCCCTGGCCGCTCAGTGTCGGCCCTGCGAAGTACGAGCCGCCGTACGGGCGCGTCGGGTCGCCGAACGAGAACGAGCACAGGTAGTTGTCGGGGTAGTTGGCCAGTAGCCACTTACGTACTCGGGCAGCTGCGATGGCTCCCAGCGAGTACCCGCCGACGATGATCATGCGCTTTGGGTTGTGCCGCAGTGCATCTCGGATGATGCCGGTGGCATCCCAGACCGCCTCGTCTACGCAGCGCGCAGCCGACTTGGCCCTGATGTCATTAGCGGCCCCAACCGGGATTCCGCCCATCGTGGCGTCGAACTTCGGGTTGATCTCTTCGACTAGGTCGGCCACGCCTTGGCAGACGCGGCTGACGAGGTCCAGGCCGATGACGCCTCCCGTGCCCCGGAAGACGACGGCTAGATGTCGCTTGGTCACAGGCCGAACACCTTGTCTCGCAGTGTCTTACCCTTCGACGGCCACTCGGGGTGACCGGGGCCAAGCTGCTCTGCGATGTACACCAGCAGCTCCCGCTCGGAAGCCTCTTTCAGGAACTTCTGGTGGCGGGCAATGGGATCGAGTACCGGGGGAGTAACAACCGGAGCCGCCTTGTAGATGCCTAGGTATCCGTCTCGGAGCTTCTGCGCGAACTGCTCGTTGCGCGGGTCGCCCTCCCGGAAGTTCATCTGGTAGTGCATCTCATCGGGCTTGTTCCAGGTGCGTCCCCAGAAGACCAGGCTGTTATCTGCCGTACCGTCGAGCGAAAAGAGCTTGAGACCTTCGATGACCTTGTTCACCTTGGCTGCGGGCATGACCTTCGAGCCCCAGGGGTACTTCGGAGCGCACAGGTCAATTGCTGTGCCGCTCAGGTGATTCGAGTTGGCAACGTCGTTAGTGGCCGACCAGCCCCAGATCGAGGTCAGGATCTCCTCGACGTTGCGGTCATACCAGTACATCCACGCGCCGAGGATGGTAAGCGGTGCACCCTTGCGAATCGGGGCGGTCTCGGTCAGGTACAGCTCGGGAATGCGGACGATGTCGCACTCGTCGCGGTTGCACATGCGCCAGCCGTTCTCCGACCAGTCGTATCCGTACACGTTGCGAAAGCTCATGGGTTCCTTTCGATTTGGGAAATGGGAAGTAAGTGGGGCAGGCAGGGATCGAACCTGCGACCTGCGGATTAAGAGTCCGTAGCTCTACCGACTGAGCTACTGCCCCGAGTGCAGGGGCTCCCCTCTGAAATAGGGGACCGCCTGCTTGGTCTGGTTATGCGTAGACGCGGACCCACGCCGCGCCAGAAGCGCCGACGCCTCCGGCACCGCCGAAGTTGGACCCGCCTGCTCCACCGCCTCCGGGCGGATTTCCCGCCGCGCCGTTGGTGGACTGCGCCGCGCCGCCTACGTAGGGCACCCCGTTGTAGTTCCGTGTTCCGGGGGATCGACCGACGTTGTCCGAAGTGCCGGTGGCATTCGCGATGCCTCCAGCGCCTCCGAGCGCTTGGAGCCCTGCCCATCCAGCCGCAATTGCGGTAGTGGCTCCTCCTGCGCTGCCTGGGGTTCCGGTGAGTCCGCCGCTGCCTCTGGTCCCTCCGGTGCCGACCTCGATCGTGATCGTGGTGGTGTTCCAGGGGATGTTGATGCCTCGGACGAGCGTGATGGTCGACCATGAGCCGGCCTCGCCGGGGTAGCCCTTCAGCGTGTAGAAGGTGCCCGAGCTGGCACCGCCACCACCTGCGCCGAGCAGGATGATCTCGATGACGTGGGCGGTGTCCGGGATGTTGAACGTGTAGACGCCTGGGAGCGTGTACGGGGTGATGTCAGCTGACATCGGTGGCCAGACATACTGGTCGCCGTAGAACATCCGGGTCACCGGGTAGTCCGCGAAGTAGAAGCGCGTCGGCGCGGCGTCACCTATGCGTAGCGGCATCGGTCACCCCACAATCGCGTAGAGCTTCGGGGGTCGGCCGGGACCGAGTGCGTCGTAGGCCGCTTGGGTGATCTGCACCGGCAGCTGCGTTGTGCTTGCCTTGCCGTCGAGAGCCGCCTGCAATCCTGTGGTGTCCCCGATGACGTGCGTGTGCGCCGTGGGCGTCCTGGCGTTGGAGAGTCGAGCGTCGTTGCCCTGGCAGGCAGTACCTGCCGTGGTGCCGTAGCTCACGGTCAGCGTCCGGGAAGTGGTCAGATCACCACCACCGGTAAGGCCGGTGCCCGCTGTGATTGTCGTTGCCTTGTCGGCCTTTTGGCCGATCTGGTTCGACACGGTCGTTGCGAAGTTCGGGTCGTTGCCGAGCGCGTTCGCCAGTTCCTGGAGTGTGTCCAGCGCGGCCGGTGAGCCGTCCAGCAGATCCGCGATGGCCTGGTCTACGAGAGCCTGGACCTGCGGCTGGCTCTGTTTGGTGTCGAGCTGGCCTTGGAAGTCGTTCTCGTCCTCGCAGTAGAAGGCGACGATGCCCCAGACGCCGTCTGCATCCTTCTTTGTGTCCAGCGCGGCCTGTAGGCCGGTCACCTGCGAGATTGGATGCGTGTGTGTCGACGGCGGGAATGTCGCGGGCTTATCGGCTATGCCTGCCCACGTCGTGGTTCCTGGCGGACCTTGGATGCCCTGCTCGCCTCGATCGCCTTGGGGGCCTTGGTCTCCCTTCTCGCCCTGAATCCCTTGCGGCCCTTCCTCTCCCCGGATGTCGACCAAGTACCAAACCGACCCATCGGAGAGCCAGAACTCGCCGGTATCGGTGGAGACCCACATCTCCAGAGGGAAATCAGCGGCCGGGGGCAGGGTGGAACTGGTCGCGGCGGTGCCGTCGACCCGGAGTCCTTCGCCCGGAGGGCCTTGTTCGCCTTGCTCTCCCTGTTCACCGGGCTTGCCAGGGACTGAGATGATCTTGCCGATTGGTCGTTCGGTGGAGCCGATGACTGAGCCGGTGGGTTGGCCTACGTACGAGAGCGCCGGGACACCCTCGGGTGGGATGCCTCTGAGCCTCATTCCTGCACCCGGACCAATCCGCGTGCGATCGGGTCGCCGCCTGCGGGCTCGCCATCTTCAAGGAAGACCAGCTGCCAGCGGGTACGTGCCGAGACCTTGTCGGCCTCTTCGCTTTCCACCTTGAGTTCGGCCATCGAACCGTCGATGTCGAAGTGCCACAGAGTCAACCGGGCCTTGCCTGGCTTCAGAATCTCGGTGGTCAGCTTCTTGCTCGCGCCGGTCAGGCTCGCTGCGTCGGTGAGGAGCAGCGGGACCGGGGTTTCTGCCAGGCTGCCGAGGAACTCGACCGTGTAGGTCCGGTTCCAGTAGAAGTCGACGTTCACGGTGTTGACCGCGCCGATGAGGCCGGCGAACCCGTTGAAGAAGTTCTTGACCGCAGTGGAGGTCACGTCGACCACGAAGGTCACCACGCCGACCTCGTCAAACGACTTGATGGAGGTCACCTGGAGCTTGAAGTTGAGAGCGTCGGTGACGGTCATCTCGACGTTCACCCCGAGCAGCGCATCGAACGTGTTGAAGAAGTCGTTCGCTGCCTTGTTGATCGTGTTGACCAGCTGCTCGGTGAGCGGCTTGCCGCTGTTCAGGTTGAAGTTCAGAGTCCAGGACGGGTAGAGGGTCGTGGGATGGACCTTGACGTTGCCCGCGCCGAATAGCGTCTCCATCGCGTCGGTGATGTCGCCGGAGAGCCCCTGCGGGTTCTCGGACACGTCGTTGTAGTCAATTGCGGGGGTCCATGCTGTGCCATTTCCTAGTCGATAAGTTCCCCCGGTAGCGCCGGAAATTGCCACACGCTGCTTCGCATTGTGCTGGCCTCCGGTCTGAATCTCGAAATACAAATCGCCAGCCGGATAATCGACGGGCTGATTATGCTCGTCCAAATTCTCGAATGACCATTTGAAATCTCGACCGCGAGTCAGGACGAGCTGATCTGGTTCGAGTTCGATACCAATTACGGTGCTCATCTATTCCTTTCACGTTGATGACCCGGAGGGGGAGCAGTGCGGTAGCGGGCACTTCTCTGGAAACCGGCCTCCGGGCCGGGATTACGGGGCTTCAAGCCACTGCTTGAACTGGGCTTGCGCGTCGATGACGACGCCTTCTGGCTTGCCCTCTTTGCGCTCGATCTCGATGCGGACGCGGCGGCGGTCGCCTTCGGTCAGCAGCAGGTTGGAAAGCAGCTGGTTGAGGGCGGTGAGCTTCATCGCGGGGATGTTCTCGCCGGGGGCCAACGCGGCGTTGATCTGGAGCATCGTGAACCGGGCAACCTGCCAGTCGGTGGGCTCGTAGTACCGGGCCTGGCCCGATTCGGCCATCGAGCGGTAGAGATCCTCTACGAATGGGTGGCAGTTGGTGATGCCGAGTTCGGGGACTTCGACCTTGCCGAAGACCTCGACCTTCTCGGTCTCTTCTCCTCGACGGACGGTCTGGTCGGACCGATCGGGAACGGGGCCACGAGTTGCGGCGGCAGACACTGGATAACCTCCTGGGTTCTGACGGCACCTGGCCGTCACATGGAGCCGGGATGTCGATCCGGTGGACGCCTCCTCATGGCTCGTAACTGGCGCTTCCGGGCGTTCCCTTCAGCGGATGACTTCTTGCCGTGGCACGTCGAGCACGCGGCCTGCAAATTTCGCCGGCCGTGATCGTTTCCGCGGCGGATGTGATCGACTTCGGTCGCCCAACCGAGGCAACCTGGCCCTCGGATCTCGCACACTCCGTTGGCGTCATCGAGAACCTCCTGCCTGCGGACCTCCCAGTCCGGTGGGAGATCGAAGCGTCGGGCGGATGTGAGCCAGCTCATTGCGATGGGCTCCTAAGTGGTAGAGGCACGCCTCCAGGGCGTGCCGATAGCCCGCTGCGGCGGGCGGTAAGAGAGGCAGCTGAAGCTGCCGACCCGGCCCCGATGGGCCGGTAAATGTCAAGGGGCCTGCGAAAGGCCCCGTTATCCTGTTCGCCAGGCTTCGGGGCCTGGCTCCAGGGGAGCCGAGCCAAAAGAGCGAGGCTCTCACCCCCTTCATCCCCCTCTCTCTGGAGGGAGCCTGCGAAGGTTGGTCAAGGTAGGAGGCTCTCTGACCCCCTCACTCTGTAGTAGGTGTCGAATCGACGGTCGGCCGACATCCGTACCTGTAAATGTGACGAGCTTCACATCACAGTCTGAGAGGCCCCAGGAAATTTTGGGGGTAGCAGGGCACCGGGAACGGTACGATGTCAAGGCAGCGGGGCGTACAGCCGCGCACAGGGGTGCTCTGGCACGGCCTCCGAAGGTTCATCGACTTGGAAACCCGTACAAATCCGTGGAGGCGCA